GGATTCTACAGAATACGAATATGGTATTTCTACACCTAGTTCACTCGGAAACGCTGGTGCTGGTAAATCCACTGGTGGTATGGTTAATCCTACAGATCTTGGCCAGTATTTTAATGGTTCAAAAACAAAGTAATTGATAATAAAATTGGTAGAGTCTATTTATTTAGACTCTACCTTTTTATTTTTTAATAAATTTCACTCCTTATTAATTAATATATAATGGAGGATTATATAATGACTAAAAATATTTTTTGTATTGTTGGGGAATCAGGATCAGGCAAATCATTTTATATGGATTCTATATCACTAGATGCTAAGTTTATGAAAAAAGCTAAATTAGAACCATTAATATATGGTACTACTAGAGAACCTAGACCTGAAGAAAGGGATGGTGTAGATTATAATTTTGTAACTTTGGAAGAGTACAATAATATTCCCAAAGAAAAATTAATAGAATTTCGCACATATTATACTATTAATGGTAAAAAACATTATTTTACCAAAACAGATTATATAGAAAATAGAAAGAAAAATTTAATATGTACTGCTTCTTTGTATCAGTATGAATCTTACAGAAATTGGGTAAATCTGGAAAATATAAAGCATCCAGATTCATATAAATTATATCTTATAATATTAAATGCCAATGTAAAGAATAGATTGATTAGAATTGTAGAGAATAGGTGTAGAAAAGATGCTGATATATATGAAGCTTGTAGAAGAATTGTTGAAGAAAGAGCAGAATTTGAACAAGTTAAAAGTAGAGTTCCAGAGTTAATGGACCCAATGGGATATAATTCTGTTTTATTGATTCAAACTGATAATATATCTGTTGAATCTAATAAAAATAATTTGGATAAAATAAGGCATTTTATTATGTCGAAAAACATCTAAGTAATCGATGAAAATAAGGAGGAAATTAATATGGCGAATGATAATAATTCAATAGCTACCCCTTCTAGAAAAGTAAAAAATAATCTAGATATTTTATCTAAAAAAATTGATGGATTATATAAAGATACTTACCTTACTAGACCAGATGATAGAAAAAACCTAGATAATATAATGGATGAGTTGGATGTAGCAATTAATAGAATAGCTTCTATAGATAATGATAATATTGCTACAATGTCTGAATTAATTCGAAGATTAGATAAAAAAGAATCTGTAAATAAAGAAAAGTTAAATTATGCTTTGGCTGATATGTTTAATGATAATAATCTTGTTGGTGAATTGTTTGCCAATACAGATATGTATAAATATATCGCCGCAGAAAATTATAACTATGATCTCATATGTAAATATCTTCCTAAACTTAATATAGCTTTGGAGATAATGAGAGATAATGTATTATCTTCGGATAATTTCTCAAATAAGTTTCTTAATCCAAAGTCTGTATATTCGTCCAAGAAAGAAGTTACATTATTTACAACAAATTGTGATAGGTTGGAAAAAAGATACAACTTATCTACATTTCTTTCTGATTTATATTATGATACTTCAAAATACGGCGAAACTTTCGTATATCTGGTTCCATATACTAAAGCATTCGAAAGATTGCTTAGTTCAGCAAAGTATCGCGCTAACGGCATGATTTCTCGATCAACCTCAATTAGTTATTATGAATCTTCTGATAAGTTTTGGCAAGATAAGGAAACAGAGGTATGTTTAGAGAATAATTTCCTTGAATCCAGAGAATATAAAAATTATATTGAAAGTATTGAAAATTCTTCTGCTATAATTGAAGATTATAATGATAATTGTAAATTTAAAGGTGCTGAAGTCAGATTGCATTATAATTATTCTGGAGTAGCACTTAATCCTGTAAATGAAATAGCTGTATCTGAGCATTCTGTACAGAATATTAGAGAAGCAGTATCAGATATATTTTCTGAAGCTACTGGTAAAAGAAAATCTGAGGGAAATCTTGCTAGTGAATATGATAAGATATCTCAAGCTGCTTATAATAAAGATGGTCTTATCGTAGATAATATGGATAAAGATATCAAGATAGACCAGAATATTAATGGTTCCGTATTAGAGATGATTCCTAGAGAAGATATTATTCCAGTATATATTGGTAATGCTTGTCTTGGATATTATTATCTTGAAATTAAAGAAGATAAAACCAAATGTGGTTATTGTGGCGGACATCATATGACTCCCATGATATCTAATGCTACAGGACATCAAATAGAGATGTCTCAAGATCAAGAAGAATTAGCAATAAGATATATTTCTTCTAAGATTTCTCAATCTATAGATTCTAAATTTATTAATGCTAATAAAGATCTTAAAGAAGAAATCTATGCAGTATTAAGATATAATGAAAAGTTTGATATTGCTAAATCGAATGATATTGGTGTTACATTTATTCCAGCAGAAGACATGATTCATTGCTATTTCAAAATGGATAAAGATACACATAGAGGAATATCTGATCTTAGAGATTCATTAGTGCCAGCAATGTTATATATACTTCTTTATCTTTCTGATATTATTGGCAAGATTACAAGAGGAACCGATAAGAGAGTATATTATGTAAAACAAAATGTAGAACAAAATGTTGCACGTACAATGATGAATGTTGTAAACCAAATTAAGAAGGGTAACATGGGTATGAGACAAATTGAGTCTATGAATAATATACTCAATATTATTGGTAAATATAATGATTATATTATACCTCTTGGACCTTCTGGAGATCCACCAATTCAATTTGATGTAATGCAAGGACAACAAATTGAGACTCCTACAGATCTTATGGATAAGATGGAAGAACTTGCTATAAATTCTACTGGTACTCCATTTGAAATGGTTAATTCTACATTCCAACAAGACTTTGCTATTAGATTCTCTATGTCTAATACTAGATTCCTTAAATTGGTATATGAAAGACAAAGAAGAACTGCAGAATTATTCTCAATGATATTTACTAGATTATATAATAATGAATTCAATGAACAATATTCTGAAATTAAAATTCAATTACCACCACCTGTATATCTTACTATGACCAATAATCAACAATTATTAGATAATGTAAGTCAGATGGCTGATAAACTTATAGAATTTGAATTAAATGATTCAGAAGATGAAGTAAAGTCTGAATTTAAGAAATTATATATCAGAAACATCTTGGGAACATATATAGATTATACTTTCGTAGATCAGATTATAGAAACTGCAAAAGTTAATGTAGAATCTAATAAACCACCTGCAACTGAAGATGGAGAATATTCAGAAGATGATATGATGAATGATGAAAATTATTAAAAAATAAACATCTCCTCTACATTTATAGTAAAGGAGATGTTTAACCAAAAAAGAGAATAATAAAAAGATAGCAGAAAGATATTAATTAGTAGGATAATCTGGATCTATCAATGACATATAATCATCTATAGAAAGATTAGAATTTAATAAATCTCTAGATTTAACGGCTATTATTTGGTCTAATGTTAAACCGATAAATCCTGGAAATTTATTATTAAGATATTTAATAGGATATCTATTTTCTTCCACTATTAACATCTCCTTTCTTTTATTATTAATATAGATAATGGCGTTTATCTATATCATATTTATAATATCTAATTAAAAAAATATTATCCCGATAGGAAACCAATCCTATCGGGATTTTCTTTTGATATTTAAAACTTTATTATAAATATTGCCAAATAACTCAGAAAGGAGGAATTTACATATGGCAATTATGCAACAAATAAATCAACAAAGATTTATTTACATACATAAAGAAACTACTAATCAATCTTTTCTAGATATGCATCATTATCTTAAAGCTATTGGAGTTCAAAATAATGATTTCTTCCTAGCTTTATTGGATGCTGGTTTGGCAGGAGTAGATCCAAGAGATCCTAATTTATCCCCTCATATGAAAGCTAGAATATTGATGGAATGTAAAAATAACTATTGGTACTTCCTCCGTGAAATTTGTAGAATACCAGAGCAGGGTAGTAATGTAAATGCTGGCGCTAGATATAAACTTCATCGTGGTAATTTAGCGATGAATTTTTTATTTATGCTTAATTTTAACCAATTTGTAGAAATGCCACGTCAGCATGGTAAAACTATAGCTGCATTGGTTAGATATTTATGGGTATATAACTTTGGTACATCTAACTCTGAAATTATGTTCATGCACAAAGATCACAATGGTTCAAAGAACAACTTAAAAACTCTTAAAAATCTAAGAGATGCTTTACCATCATATTTACAAATGTCATCACTTACTGGAGCAGATGGTAAAAAATTAAAAGTGCCAAATACAGTTGTTACAATACAGCATCCTTATAATAATAATAAGATTAATACTTATCCTAGTGCACGATCAAAAGAATCTGCAGATAACCTGGGAAGAGGTGCTACCATCCCGCTACAATATTATGACGAGTTTGCTTTCATGCCTTATAATAATATTGTATATAAAGCGGCTATACCAGCATTCTCTACAGCATCTGAAAATGCAAAAAGAAACGGTGCACCTTATGGTATTCTACTTACAACAACACCTGGAGATCTTACTAATGATTCTGGTATATTTGCATATGAAATAAGAAATTCTGGTATTAAATGGAATGAAAGATATTATGATCTTTCTTATAAAGAATTGATTGATCTTAGAAATTCTAATAAGAATTCAACATTCTTCTTAGTATCATATACTTACCAACAATTAGGATCAGGTCAAGATTACTTTAAGAAAATGGTACTTGAAATGGTTAATGACTGGCCTAAGATACGCCGCGAGGTAATGCTCGAATGGTCAGAGGTAACAGATGATTGTCCATTTAATAGAGAAGATCTTGATATTATTAAGCAGCATGTAAAAGAACCAATAAGAACATTATTCTTTGGTCAATTTAAACAATATCAATTCCAGATATATGAAGATCTTGATACTAATTATCCTCCTATTATAGGAGTCGATGTAGCTGGTGCTACATGGAAAGATAGTTCTTGTATTACTGTAATTGATTCTAGAACTACTAGAGTAACTGCAACTTTGAATTGTAACTATATGCCTGCTGATGATTTAGCACAAGTATTATACGAATTAGTTACTAAATATCTACCAAATGGTATAATAAACATCGAAAGAAATGGAGTAGCTTTTCAGCAAACCTCACTACGTAGAGTGATCTGCGTAAGTTTTGGAGTTAATTGCTATGAAGAGGGTCAAGAGCTTAATTCACTACAACGTGATCTGCAAAGATGTGCGTGATAGTTACGAAAGTAGAAAAAAGCAATTAAGATGAATATATGGTTAAATCCTAAGTATTCATTAACAAGCCCTTGTATAGCAGCGAAAATAAATATATTTGACAAAAAAGAAACCTCTCATAAGAATAAGAGAGGAGTCTTTTGATTTCCTGTTCATCAGGAATTACATTTTATAGTTTTTAATTTGATCATATATTTGATAAAGTAATTCAAGTTTACTTTTAGCTTTGATCATTTTATCAATATACTTTTGAAAATTATCTAAAGATTTCATATGATGATCTTTTAATAAAAGTTTACCATCATTTTCATTACTATAATAATAAATGAAAAAACGCTTAAAATCTTCTGATAAATATCTAGCACTATGATAATCATTATTTATTTTAAATAATTTTTTAATAGCAGATTCTGGTTTACATTGTCCTTTAACGATTTTTTCATATATATTATAGTATTTTTCAGTCATTTCATCATCAAATTCAATGTCTTCTTTAGTTATTTTTTCATTTTCCATAATCATATACCTCCTTATTAATATTTTATAAATTTATGATTATTGAATATCTACATATATAGTATATAATTCAAATATATTTATCACGTTCAACGATCAAAGGATTACGTCCTTTTAGAACCTCAAGTTAATGGAGGAAGAAAAATTCCACTCTCTATTTAGAGATGAACAAATGATCTACGCACGTCCTGTAATGGGAGTGATATGGAATTGACCATAGAGTATAGAGTTGCGTCTATATTTAAATTTTAGGGTTTCGGTGTTTCAGTTATACAAAGATTGGTTAAAACTTCTGCTAAGAAGAATCTTTATTGGGAAATTAAAGATAAAGTTGTCGAAGAGGCATTTAATGGTATTCGAATGTCTAAGAAAACACAAAGGGTTAGAGTATATGGATTAGATTCTACCAGAGAAGTAAGAGCTAGACTTATAGAGATACTTCAAGAAAGAGTAAGATATCATAAAGATAAGTTTGTTGCTCCTATAATACTTGAAGAAATGAAACATATGGTTGTTAAGAAATCTGGTAAAGTTGAGCATTCAGATAATTCTCACGATGATCAGGTATTTTCTTACTTGATGGCATTATATGTTTGGTATGATGGAAAGAATCTCGCAGAGAATTTCCATATTATGAAGAATACTATTAAAACAGATGCTGATGAAGAATTAATAGATAATGATATAGATGATAATATTGAGGCTGTAGAATCTGTAGATAATTTAGATGGATATGCTTATAATGATGACGCCAATGATATTGCAGAAGCATTAGCATTTATTGAAGCTAATTCTAAATATATCACTACAGAAGATTTACAAATGCAACAGTATTATGAAATTATCGAAGGAAGAAATAATATTTTCAATAAGAATAAAGAATTAAGGGAAAAAGCAGCTAAAGAAACTGGATTAGATGAATCTATGTTTGAAGATAAACAACACTTTGGACAAAATACTGTTGTTTTGCCAAATTCTTTATTTATTGATGATGAATCCGATATGGAATTTGATGATTATGGTAATCCTATAGATAATTATTCTGTTTTGCAAGGTAATATGGCTGAATATTGGGACAGAGTTTAAAAAAAATAAACCAGGAGCTTTTTAGGGCTCCTGGTTTTTTGATTTAGAATTTGCACATTGAATCAGTCGTCTCATTCATCTTTCGATACATATTATTTCTTATTTTTTGCTGATTCTTTCTATGCATTTCTATTATTTGGTTCTGTTCTTTTTTAAAGTTATTAAATGCCTCTTCTCCAAAGGCTTTCTTTAATCTTTCTTCAGCTTCCTTCATATTATTAGTCATAGTATTTTACCTCCTTAAATCAATATTATTTTTACTATGATTTCTTTTATATCTACATATATATTATATAATTAAGAATAAATACTTTTTCAAAATTATATATATAACGAATAAATAATAGAGTGTGAGATAATTATGTTTGGCGAGATAATGATCTCATAACTCTTGTAGATATTTTTTACACAATCAGATTAATGAGAGTATGAAAATTCATACTCTCAAATTTTCTTTTTACATCATTATTTACAAAATAATAATCTAAAAAGGAGGATTTAAAATATGTGTTCAATGGATAATCCTGATATGGTAAGATATATTTTTCTTACACAAGAGCAATATGATTCAATAGATCATAATAATAATGATATAATAAATAATGATAATGAAAGAAAGGATGGTGAAACTGAAAATGAATAGTTATAATATTGATACAGATACTGGTATCGGAAACATATTATCTAATCTTGATTCTGATTATATAATGCATGTTGTTGATGATTCGCTTTCTAAGAAATTTAGACCATTTAACGAGCCTATGGCTAATATGGTAGATGTTTTGGAGAGACATTTTATTACTATATTAAACAATGCACCTGATTATGAAGAAAAGGTTAAAGAGGTTAGAAAATTAACCTACATCGAGATTATAAATAGAATAATTGAATATTACCAATTACAACTTAATATAGATTTATCAGAAACTGATGAAGAAAATATTCATACTATTGCTAAATTATTATATGATGTGTTTATTTCTAGATTTACAGATAATATGATTAACTTCTTTGCTTCATATATTATAGATAATGCTGATAATATTTATACATATTTAAAATCTATGGATAATATTAATAGACCTAAGGATAATGGAGCTTACGCTAAGAATAATTTCTTGGATGAAAAGTTTGTACTTATACATGCTAATGCTAATTTGGTAATTTATAATATTGCTGGATATGATATTAGCCTTAGTACATTGATTAATTACTTTTTTGATCCCCAAGTTTCTAATTATCTTAATTCTATAATTGAAGATACAAATGATATTTATAAATATTATTATGCATCATATATTAAATCAAATTTTGGACCAGAGGTTATTACTAGAATTAAATTAGAGCTTCAATCGAGAACGTTCCAAAATAATATATCACCAATATAAATAAATAACGAGAGGAGAAGTATAACATTGACTGATATAAATAAAGAATATGACGAGTTACTTAATTCTGCTAATAAATTAACTCAAGAAAATATAAAAGCTATTGATGAAATTATGGAAGATAACGCTAAAAATAATGAAGATATTAAATTAGTGCAATCTCTTCCATCTAATAATGGTGTAGAAGAAACCACTACAAATGATGTAGAGGAAGGATTTAATAAGAAAGCTAATATTATTGTTGATCCTAATACTGGGGAGAATAAAATCATATCTACTGAAGAAGATAATGATAGTATAGATAATACTAGTTTTGAAGATCTTGTAAAACAAGTAGAGAGTGGAGAAATTGATGTAAAAGTCGATGATTCACCTGTAACAGAAGAAGAAGTTAAAAGACAGGTTGGTATATTAGATCAGAACGATAATATATCAATATCAGATGAAGATCTTCATGTATTAATGAATGTTATCAATCGTAGAATGAATAAAGAAGACTTTAATGTATTTAAAGCTCTTCCCAGATATATTCAAAAACAAATCGATGAAACCATAGGAGTTCCTACAATTAACCAAACTGGACCAATAGTTGTTCCTAATGAGTATAGACATGCTAGAAATGCTTTAGCAGAATCTTTGATAGATCAATATATAATGAATACTAGTATGGATAGAGCCAAGAATGATCTTAATAAAGAAATTGAAAAAGTATTTGAAGAATCTGCTCAAGATATAGCAGAATATTCTGTAGATTATATACAGGAGCGTAATGCTAAATATAGAGAATATATAGAAACTATGGAAGATGAAGAGAAGAAGCAGAAACTTACCGAAACTTTGGATACTATAGATTCTGCATATACTCTTGATCCTTTAAAAGAATTTTCAAAGACATGTAAAATTAAAAAGTATGATATAGAAAATCCTAAAAATTACTTTAGAGATTTTACAAACAAATACAAAGATAGTGAATATAATATTTATGATATTAAACTTACTCTTCCTATACTCGAAAGATTAATTACGGATAATAATAAATATAATAATGCAGATATACTTGCATTTTTGATTTGTTTTTGTAAATATATTAAAAACTTTAGAGTTGAGAATGTATTGGAACATTCATTCATGTATTATGTAATATATAATATCGTAATTGCTGGATCTAATGTATCTGATAAAACTAAAGAAGTTTCCGATATATTTATAAATAATATTAAAGAAGTTATAGATAATCTCAAAGAAAGAAATTCTTTTCTCCAGTAATAAATTTAGAGGATAGGATTAATTTCCTATCCTCTAATCTTGTTGATTTTATGAGAACTCTTATATAATAATTATCTAATTATTAATTTAAAAATCTGATGAAAGGAAGGGAATTACCTATGTTAATGGATATTAAATGTTCTATGGTCCCATCTATAAAAGTTTGTCTTACTTTTGATGATGGTCACAAAAAAGACCCAACTTTAGGTGTAGGTGATCTTATTGATCTATTATACAATAGTAATGGTCTAAGGAAACATATTATTGGAAGAATTATTCAAATTAATACTCCTGGACACGATCCTAAAGGATGGAGTTTTATTGTAGATGGATCTGACGACTTTGATTCAGAAATAGCCAGATTATCACCAATGTCTATTCTTGACGTTGATGTTATTCGTAAGAATGGTTCTACCAGATATGTAGCTACACCTATAGATGATGCAGGTTGCTATGCTATTAGAATTATTCATGGTATACTTCAATATACTAAAGATGGAAAACATTGGCGTAATATTAAGATAAATGATATTGATGTTATTCCTGGAAAAGAAGATGTTATTATTGATGAGAATAATAGACCAGATCATACCGGAGAAGGATCTGGAAATAATTCTTTCGACGATAATATTCTTGACGAAAATTCATAATATACTTTTGAACAAGGAGGAAACTATAATGGCTAATGGTACTATATTTGTTGAATACAAAGAAGAACTTCTTCCGAAGCTTATCCCTGCAGTGATAGATTCTATCTGGTATCCAAAAGCAGAAGAAGATAATGATGAAGCTGAAGATGGTGAAGAAGGGGGCAACTAAATTCAACCATTATAATTTAATAAAGGAGGAATTAGACAATGGATATAAATGTAGAAATTCTACCTAAAATATATCTGGCTGTAATTCCTAAGTATTGGTATTATCCAATTCCAACAGATATTCCGAATTCTTCATCTACATTCTCTCTCAAGTACGATAAAGAATCAGAATACGATGCTGTTAAGGAAATGGAAAGTAAACTCAATACGGAAGATTCTATTGTTACTCCTGAAGATATTCCAGAGAATGATAAACTTTCACTTTATCTTGGTACATATAATGTTGTAGGAGCAGCTGGAGAGCTTACTCTTCTTAGCCCTATCAAGATTGGTAATAAAGATACTGGTGTAATTGCTTTTCACTATATCGATGGTGAAAATGAAGGAACTGGAACTTGGGAAAAGATAGAAGATGCACAGATAATTGATGGATACGTTTGGGGAACTGTAGAAAGTTTCTCACCAATCGCTGTATTTACAGTAAAACCTGATACTTATTATACTGAAAATGGACAATATATGGGATGTCCTACATATGTTGCAAATGGTATTCCTATTGTTGTATCTCTTAATGATAAAAATAAGACTATTGTAACAGATGCTTATGGCAAGGTTACAGAAATTCCTGCAACTGCTATGATCATTGGTGGTTCTTATGATAGAGATCTTGAATCAACTAGTGTTACTATTAAAGGTAACGTTAAATTCAAGGGATTAAGAGCTGGTTCGGTTAGAGATGGCGCTGAAGAAACGCCACTTAGAGTTGGAAAAATTACAGTTAATATTGAAGGTGTAGATAGAACTTCTGCTGGTGTTACTGGATCTTACGGTGCAGTTAGAACTGATGAAGTTGTAATTAATATTAAAGATTCTAAACTTAGCTTCTGTGGTGCTGGTGAATCTATTTGTAATGGTAACGACGCTAACAAAGAATGGGGGCAGAAGTGTTCTCTTGCTAGCAAGGCATGGGTAAAGAAAGCAAGAATTACTCTAGATAATTCTTATGTAAATTGTGCTTATGCTGGTTGTAACTGTGGTTACATGTATGGTGATGATGTAGAAATCATTGCTAAGAATGGGTCTAGTGCTGAATGGTTCCTTGCTTGTGGTTCTAATGGAGCTACTAATAAGGCTAAGGCTACAGCTATTGATTCTGAAATTGTATATATGCAGACAACTAATAGAGGTCCTGTAAATAGTTCTGAATTAGTTGTTAAGAACTCTACAGTTGAGTATTTATTCCCAACTGGTGATTCTACAGATAAGAGTGTTAATGGTACAGTTGCTAAATCTAGAGTTGAAGTTACAAATGGTAAAGTTAATCTTTATCCTGGAACTAATGATGGTACTGTTATTACAAAAGAAGACGCAGATAAGATAATTGATGTAATTAAGATTTCTAGAACAACGGATCTTACTTATAAGGAAAATGCGGATACAATTCTTAAAGATAAAATAGTAATTAAATAAACTGAAAGGGGGTTTCAACAAACATGAAGAAAGACAATAATATTTCTGACGAAAGTGTGGAGATGATCGATCATGGATTTGGTCCGAAACCTCCTCATAATAAACCTCTTCAGTTTAAACGAGGTACTGCACAGGCATTTTGGGCAAAGAATCCTATATTATTGTCTGGGCAGCCAGCCTTTGAAACAGATACTAAAAGACTTAAAGTTGGCGATGGTGTAACTAGATACATACATCTACCATATATCGGTGATGGTAAAGATGGTAAATCCGCATATGAATTATGGATAGATGCTGGCCATACTGGAACTATTGATGACTTTTTAGCTTTTTGTGTAGGACCAGGTGGTGAATCTGCTTATGAGATATGGTTAGCTTTAGGTAATGAAGGTACTATGCTGGACTTTATCAATTCATTGCATGGTGAGAAGGGTGATCCTGGTAAAGATGGAGAACCTGGTAAATCTGCATATGATCTTTGGATTGAAGAGGGCCACACTGGTACCGTTGCTGATTTCCTTGAATCATTAAAGGGTAAATCTGCTTATCAAATCTGGTTAGATTTGGGCAATGAAGGTACAATGCAAGACTTTATTGATTCTCTTAAAGGAGAAAAAGGCGACAAAGGCGATCCAGGAGAACCTGGAGCTGAAGGACCAGAGGGTCCCCAAGGTCCACAAGGAGATCCAGGACCACAAGGTCCAGAAGGCAAAGATGCATTTACACTTTGGAAAGAAGAAATGGGCGACCCAACGCTTACTATAGATGATTGGATGAATTATACAACCACGAATTCATGGTCAGATATGGGCGATTAAAAAATAACATTTTAGTAATTAATTGGTTATATACCAAATAAAGTAATAATTTTTAATTTAAAGGAGGACAAACTAATGGCTTCTACTTATGTTCAGATCCATAGATATGGAACTCAGGCTCAATATGATGCTCTTGAGAGTAAGAACCCTAATTTTCTTTATTTTACAAGCGATACTGCTAAGCTTTATAAGGGCAATGTAGACTATACCGATAATCTCATTGCTGTTGCTACAGTTCCCGCTACAGGAGTTGCTGGTAAGATATATTTTGAATCTACAACTGGCATGGTTAAGGCTTACGTTGGCGGAGCATGGAAGATAATTTCTTATCCTGTTACACAGGATATTGATTCAGCTAATGCTTCTGAAAATAAGCTTGCTTCTGAGAAGGCAATCGTAGATTATGTTGAAGAAATGGTCGGTGGCGATGGTGTAGTTGCTGCTGTCGCTCAGAAGATGAATGCAGAAGATACACCTGTTCCTGGTACTCTTGAAGTAACAAAGGGTGACGGAACTACATATGATGTAGCTCTTACTGGAGTAGCTAACAATCCTACATGGAATGCTGAAACCAGAGTACTTACAATCCCTGTAGTTGGTGGCACAGCTGTTACTGCTAATATTGGTAAGGATATTTTCCTTGATCCTACACCAGGAAAGAACTATTTTGATTCTGAAACCAAGGAAATCGTTCTTACACTTAATAATGATCCTGAGAACCCTACAGTTATCAGAATCCCTGCATCTGCTCTTTATAATGATTATACAGGTGCTTCTACAAATTCAGGTACAGTTGCAATCGATGCTACATCACATTCAATCTCATTTAATCTTAACATCAATAGTTCAACAGCTAATGCTCTTACACTTGATGCTAATGGTCTTATGGTTGATCTTGGAGCTTATGCTACAACTGCTTCTGTTGAAGCAATTAGAAGCAATCTTCAGGGACAGATAGATACTACAACAGCTTCACTTGCAGCTACTACAGCTTCACTTGATACTCTTACAACTAATTATAACGCTACAACTGCAGCGCTTGATACTCTTACAAGTAATTACAATGGTACAACTGCAGCACTTGATGCTCTTACAACCAACTACAATGCTACAACTGCAGCTCTTAGTACTCTCACAAATAACTATAACGCTACAACAGTTACAGTTGCTGAGAATACAGCTAATATCGCAGCTCTTGCAGAAGCAGCTACAACTTGGGGCGCATTTGCATAAATCGAATTATACAATTATAAATATTTATATATGATTAATGGGAGGGGACTTGTGCTCCCTCCCATTTTTTATCTATATTATTTATATAAAACTTTAGAAAGGAGAAAAGATAATGTCGAGTTCAAATGCAACTACTTATAATAAGATACTTTCTAAAGGAATTGAGGCTAATTTGCCTGTAAATATTGGACTTAATAAGCTTAGATTTACTACTGATACTGGTAGATTATTTCTTGATAATGAAGGAACTGAACGTGTTGAGATAACTGATTTTGTTAAAGGGAAGACCAAGGAAGAAATTTTGGGTACTTTAGCACCCCTTCCAAAATTTTATCTAGCTTCCGATACACAAGAACTTTATTATTATGATACTGCTGGTACTGGTGAATGGAAATCTTTAAGAGTTCCCACTGCTCAATATGCAGTCGAATCAGGCCATTCCGTTAATGCAGATACTGCAAGTTACGCAAATAATGCTAGTTCATCTAGTTATTCTAGTAAAGGTATAGAAAATATTACTAGAAATGGATTAAATTTTACTGTTTTTAGAAGCAACGGATCAACGTTTACTTTTAATCAGCAAGATAATAATACTACTTATTCTTTGGCTACCACTACTAACGCAGGTTTAATGCCTTCGTTAAATAATGATACTACTAAATATCTTAGAGCAGATGGTACATGGAGTACACCAATTGCAGAAGGTCCTGGTATCGATATTAATGGTGCAACTATTAGTAATGCTGGTGTAAGAGCCGTTGCTTTAAATGGAAATAATCTTAATATAAATACAAATGGTAGTACAAAAAATATTACTATACCTTATGCTACAAATGCTGGAACCTCGAGTTATGCTTCTACAGCAGATAAAGCTACAAAAGATGGTGTTGGTAATACTATTACCAGTACATATGCACCCCTTGCTTCTCCAGTATTTACAGGAACACCTGTGGTACCAGATGTCGCAAGCGGTGACGATTCATCAAAGATCGCAAATACTAAATTTGTAAAGGCTGCTATTAATGCTTCTAGTTACAGTGCAATGTCTGTTGCTGAAGGTATAGCGGGTACTAGTACAGTTTCTAAAGTTATGACTGCAGCTAATCTAAAAGGTATACTGCAAGGTTCTACATATATTTATTCATATGCGCCATGCGTTGAGGCAGATTTTGATTTTGGAGAACTGACATCGAGTGGCGAAATATTTAATCAATAGTATATTTTTATAAAAAATACATTAAGGTAATACTTGCCTAGCTAGTAATAATATTATATACTTTCTAGGCTATTTATTATTAACTAGGCGGAGGTACCTTAGTATGAAAGAAAAAGATATTAATATTAAACCGTTAATTATAGATGGAAAACCGTCAAAGAAACTAAATCATAGACCTTTTTATTCTATAATTATACCTTGCTACAATTCAAGAAAAACTCTTGGAACTTTATTAACTTCTATTAAATCTCAAAATATGTCAGATGATATTGAAGTTATTCTTTCAGATGATCATTCTACAGAATCTTATCAAGATATAGTAGATCCTTTTAGAGAAGTATTATGTATAAAACAAGTTCAAACTGATTATAATTTTGGACCTGGGAATACAAGAGAAAGAGGTGTGCAAGAAGCTACCGGTGAATGGTATGCGTTCGCTGACCACGATGATCTATTTGTTGTAGATACACTGCCCAGAATAAAGGAAGAAATTATAAATTCTGGGGAGAAATATTATACTATTGCAAATTTTTTAGAAGTAAATCCAGATACAAATACTGTTCTTAGACAACATATCGCAACAAGAAATTGGTGTCATGCAAAGTTTTATAATGCAGATAATCTTTGGAAAAAATATAATATTCATTTCAAAAAAGATTTGCTTACTCATGAAGATATCTATATATCATCATATGTAAATTGTGCTTGTAATAAATTAAATATAGAACCAAAACTTATTAATATCTTTGCATATATTTGGAATGCTAGACCAACTACTATTTCAAGATCTGATTATCAGGGTAGAAATTTCCTAGAAGTATACTTCAGAGATTATATTGCTTCCACCGGAGATCTCTATAACAAAAAATATAGAGAGGGAGAAATAACTGAAGCATTTGCTGTTAGATCAGCAATAGATATTATATTATTTACATATTTTTATACTCAAGGATTTAAGTTTCAAAGACCCGATGATTGGTTGAAGATAAATGATTATCATGCTAAAGATTATTTAACTACATGCATTAAATTATTTAATTTTACTACAGATAGCATATATGATTTTTGTAAAAACAATTATGCAGAATTTTATATTGGAGTAAGAGATGTTGCCTATAATGGAGTTGGCGGTTTCATTGAAGATATGTCATTCAAAGAATGGTTAAATTATATGCAGGACGATTCTAACTTCCCAGATCTAGAAAATTATAATAAACATAAGAATGATGTGAGGAAAACCTCAATGATTCAAGAATTAAGTAAAGGTAAGGATGGTGCATATTAATTAAAATAAAGGGAGGGTTAATTCTATGAAAACATTAAGAGTTTGTCATTCTAGAGATCTCCCTAGTATTGAATCAAGAGATAGTAATTTTATATATTTCTTGTATGATAAACTAGAAGTATTTTTAGGTCAGAATCGTTATTCAGATCCGTATGCTATAGTAGAATCATATCCTTTTGATAATGTCATTGCAGGAATGCTGTATTTCTGCCTTGACGATGGATATGTGAAGGCTCAAGTTAATCTTATAGATACTAAAATAGCATTGGTTGAAACTGAAGAGCAATTAGAGATCTTAAAACAAGCTGGAACTACATTTTTTGTTAATGCAGATAGAAGATATCTAGACGTTAGAACTAGATGCATTTCTCTACCATTTGCAAATGGAACTTATGAATTAACAGTTAATTTAGCAGCTGATTTGGAAATTAATGAAAATACTGTGATCGGATTTAATCCAGAAACACAAGAATTTGAAATCATCGGCGACATTCAAGATTTTGATCTTGTATTTTCTAGAGATTATACAGCAAAAGATACAAATACTATAAAATCTAATGTTGAAGATCATAAAATATCGGCAGATGTTAAGATAGATCCAGCTTATGATAATATTATTAAAGAAACCCCTTATGGATTACATGCTAGTGTATCTGATAGAGTTACTACTGGAGTATTTGAAAATTGGAGAGATCAGTTTGTCCAATATAAAGAAAATATGGATGCTTTTATCGAAACTCTAGCTGATCTTATAGAAAAAGCTGAAGAGATAATATCAACTGATGCTATAGCTAGAAAGATCCTAGAAGCATTACAATCAACATATCCAGAAATAGAAGATGCTTTAGCAAACTATGATGAATACGCTGAAAAAATTGATGAAATTGATGAAGATATAAAGTCATATGCAGATTATCAATTTAATAGTACAGCTGAAGAGTTAAATCAAAAAATAGACGAAGTTACTTTTAATCCTTGGGAAAATTTTGATGATTCTAATAATTCTGGCAATTAATAAGAATTTTTAAAATAGATAATAAAATTTATTAATAATACTATATTTGAACTATTCTCAAGGAAAGGAGGACCTTGAAATGTCTTATGCAAAAATTCGTCCAAGACGTGGAACTAAATCTGAATGGGAATTAATAGATCCTGTACTCATGGAGGGAGAATTTGGTATTGAATTTCCCGATAGTGGAGTAGGTACAGGTTTATGTAAATTCAAGATTGGTGACGGTGTAAATAAATGGTCTGACTTACCATATGCTTTCGATGCCGGTGCTGCTTTGAATATAGATGCGGGTGGAGTTACATCTACATCCTATATTTATTTAAAAAGAGGTACTACCGAAGAATGGGAGTCAATAAATCCTGTTCTTGGAAATGGTGAAATTGTTTATGATGAAACAAAGGGAGCTTTAAAAGTCGGAAATGGTAATAGCAGGTTTACCGATCTCGATTACATAGGTTATACCTGGGAATTAGAGTACGATTTTGGAGATATAGACGATGAATAATTTCATCATAATAAATTATCGAGATAATATTTTATGAGGATATAGCTTCAAAAAGCTATATCCTTTATTTTTAAAACAGACAATTTAAGTTATTTACATTTTAATAATGCCATTATTTGTGAAGTTTTGAATTTATGGTGCAATTATTAGAAATGGTTTTTAAAAATTTGCCCATTACATGCTTCTCAAAGAAGAAATCATAAATCAAAAATAAACAAGGAGGACACGATCATGGCAAAATATCTTAGGCCTCGTAGAGGCAAGTATACTTATGCTAACTCTCAAAACATAATGCTTAAGAGAGGCGAGATGTTTCTATGTTTATCTAATAACGATGACGTAGGACAAGGTCCTGGTGCACTTTATCTGGGTGACGGTGCATCCAGTTTCTCAAATTATGCTCATAATGGTTCCACTGTAACCAATACAGCTCAACCATTATTAATTCACCCAATGATATATAAACCAATATTTGCCAATTCTAATCCATCTACATCTAGTTGGACAGTAGATGCTGCAACTGCAGAAATTAATAATATTGGTAACGGAACAGCGAATGTTACATTGCCCAATATAATTGGCAATGTTAAAGGCGCATTATCTAAACATGCTAATAGTATAAATGCACTGAATGCAGACAAAGCATCCAAAGAATATGTAGATAATGCCATAGATGCATTACCTGAGCCAATGGTATTCAAAGGATCACTTGGTACAGGTGGTACAATAACAACTCTTCCTACTGCTTCTTCTGCAAATGAAGGATATACATATAAAGTTATAACAGCTGGAACTTATGCTTCTCAAGCTGCAAAGGTTGGTGATACTTTTATATCTGATGGATCAACTTGGGTACTGATTCCTTCCGGTGATGAGCCCACTGGTACAGTTACAAGTGTTGCTGCTAAAGGTACTGGTGGTATAACTGTATCTGGAAGTCCAATTACATCAAGTGGCACTTTCACAATAGGTGTTAATGGTAGTACAGTAATAAACAACCTTACCACTGGAGATAGTGATGCTCAAAGAACGGATTATATAGTTGCTCAATATGCTGGTGGTGGTGCAACAACTACTACATATCACCGTAGACCACTATCTAAAATATTTGCAGCATTAAACAATACAGATATTACATCAGCTCTTGGATTTGTACCATATGATTCAACTAACCCCGAAGGTTATACAAATAACATTGGTACAATTACAGGTATTAAAATGAATGGTGCTAGTAAAGGTACCAGTGGAGTTGTAGATCTTGGTACTGTAATTACAGCACATCAGGATATTAGTGGTAAAGCTGATAAATCAGATCTTGGAACCGCTGCATATAAAAATATAGCAGCAACGGGTAATGCAAGTACAGCCCAAGTAGTTATGGGTAATGATACTAGACTTACAGATGCTAGACCTGCCAGTGATGTTAGTTCATGGGCTAAAGCTAGTACAAAACCTACATATACAAAATCTGAAGTTGGTCTTGGTAATGTAGGAAACTTTAAAGCGGTTTCTACCGTTGCCAATCAGGGATTAACCAGTACAGAACAGTCTAACGCTAGAGCAAATATCGGTGCTGGTACTAGTAGTTTTAGTGGAGCTTATAATGACTTAACGGGCAAGCCAACACTTGGTACAGCTGCTGCTAAGAATGTAGCTTCTAGTGGTAATGCTTCTACTGCTGAGGTTGTTATGGGTAATGATACTAGACTTACAGATTCTAGACCAGCTAGTGACGTTAGTTCATGGGCTAAGGCTAGTACAAAACCTACATATACAAAATCCGAAGTTGGTCTCGGCAATGTAGGAAACTTCAAAGCTGTATCAACAGAAGCTAGTCAAGGATTATCAGCAACTGAGCAATCTAATGCCAGAGCAAATATTGGTGCTGGTACTAGTAACTTTAGCGGCTCATACAATGATCTTACAAATAAGCCTACTCTGGGTACAGCTGCCGCTAAGAATGTACCTTCTAGCGGCAATGCAAGTACAGCCCAAGTAGTTATGGGTAATGATACCAGACTTAGTGATTCTAGACCAGCTAGTGATGTTAGTTCATGGGCTAAAGCTAGCACAAAACCCACATATACTGCAGCAGAGGTTGGAGCAATTGCAACAACCGCAAAAGGTGCAAATAATGGAGTGGCCGAACTCGATTCTACAGGTAAAGTTCCCAGTTCACAATTACCTTCTTTTGTGGATGATGTTCTTGAATATTCAAGTCAATCACAATTTCCAACAACTGGTGAAAGTGGAAAAATATATATAGCACAAGATACTAATAAAACATATAGATGGAGCGGCACTGCATATATTGAAATAAGTCAGAGTTTAGCTCTTGGAGAAACATCCTCTACAGCATATAGAGGAGATAGAGGAAAAATAGCATATACTCATTCACAAACAACAAGTGGTAATCCTCATAATGTAACAAAATCGGATGTTGGTCTTGGTAATGTTGGAAACTTCAAGGCGGTTTCTACTGTTGCTAATCAAGGATTATCAACAACTGAGCAGTCTAACGCTAGAGCAAATATTGGTGCTGGTACTAGTAACTTTAGTGGAGCCTATAATGACTTAACAGGTAAGCCAACACTTGGTACAGCCGCTGCTAAGAATGTAGCTTCTAGTGGCAATGCAAGTACAGCCCAAGTAGTTATGGGCAATGATACCAGACTTAGTGATTCTAGACCTGCTAGTGATGTTAGTTCATGGGCCAAAGCTAGTACAAAACCTACATACACTGCAGCAGAAGTTGGTCTTGGTAATGTAGGAAATTTCAAAGCCGTATCAACAGTAGCCGATCAAGGATTAACTAGCACAGAACAGTCTAATGCTAGAGCAAATATTGGTGCTGGTACTAGCAGTTTTAGTGGAGCTTATAGCGATTTAACAGGCAAGCCTACTATACCCACGGTAACAGATACATACAGTGCTACAGGTACAGCAGCAACTTCTGGTAAAGCAGTAGCAGCCGCATTGGGAACATTAGACGGATCTGTATCAGGTTCAGCTGGTGCTGGAAAAACACTCACTGCGTTTTCTCAAACTGACGGTAAAGTTTCAGCAACATTTGGAAATATTAGTATAACTAAATCGCAAGTTAGCGATCTTGGTACAATAGGTACAGCTGCCGCTAAGAATGTACCTTCTAGTGGCAATGCAAGTACAGCACAAGTGGTTATGGGTAATGATACTAGACTTACAGATTCTAGACCTGCTAGCGATGTTAGTTCATGGGCTAAAGCCGCTTCAAAACCTGCATATACGGCAGCAGAAGTTGGTCTTGGTAATGTTGGAAATTTCAAAGCTGTATCAACAGAAGCTAGTCAAGGATTATCAACAACTGAGCAATCTAATGCCAGAGCAAATATCGGTGCTGGTACCAGTAACTTTAGCGGAGCTTATAATGACTTAACAGGAAAGCCGACTATACCCACGGTAACAGATACATACAGTGCTACAGGTACAGCAGCAACTTCTGGTAAAGCTGTAGCAGCCGCACTTGGCACCCTTGATGGTTCAGTGTCTGGTTCAGCAGGTGCTGGTAAAACACTTACCGCATTTTCTCAAACTGATGGTAAAGTTTCGGCAACATTTGGAAATATCAGTATAACAAAATCACAAGTTAGTGATCTCGGTACAATAGGTACAGCCGCTGCTAAGAATGTACCTTCTAGCGGTAATGCTTCTACTGCTGAGGTTGTTATGGGTAACGATACTAGACTTAGTAACGCTAGACCTGCCAGTGATGTTAGTTCATGGGCTAAAGCCGCTACAAAACCTACATATACAGCAACAGAAGTTGGTCTTGGTAATGTAGGAAACTTTAAAGCAGTTTCTACTGTTGCCGATCAGGGATTAACCAGTACAGAACAGTCTAATGCGAGAGCAAATATCGGTGCTGGTACTAGTAGTTTTAGTGGTTCATACAATGATCTTACAAATAAACCGAGTATACCTACAGTAACCGATACATATAGCTCCACAGGTACAGCAGCAACTTCTGGCAAAGCAGTAGCAGCTGCATTGGGAACATTAGATGGTTCAGTGTCTGGTTCAGCGGGCGCTGGAAAAACACTTACTGCATTTTCTCAAACCGATGGTAAAGTTTCAGCAACATTTGGAAATATCAGTATAACAAAATCACAAGTTAGTGATCTTGGCACAATAGGTACAGCCGCTGCTAAGAATTTTACAACATCAGTTACAAGTGGTTCTAGTGATCTTGTTACATCTGGTGCTGTATATACTGCTATAAATAATCTCCCCGAACCAATGGTATATAAGGGTACACTTGGTACAAGTGGTACAATAACATCTCTTCCTACTGCTTCTTCTGCAAATGAAGGATATACATATAAAGTTATAACAGCTGGAACTTATGATTCTCAAGCTGCAAAAGTTGGTGATGTATTTACATCAAATGGTACATCTTGGGTATTATTCCCATCAGGTGATACAGATACAGATACATGGAGAAGTATTAAAATTAATGGAACACAACAGTTAGGTTCAGGTATTTCTACAGGTGCTGTAGATTTTGTTAATGGTACTAATACCACAGTTTCATTTACAGCTAGTGGAAGCAAGATTGCAATTAATGCAACAGATACAACTTATCCTACAATGTCACAATCAGAAGCAACAACTGGTACAAGCACTACACCTAGTGTAATTACCGCTAAAGTTCTGAATGATACTATTGTAGGAAAGGGTTACACAACAAATATTGGTACAATTACAGGTATTAAAATGAATGGTGCTAGTAAAGGTACCAGTGGAGTTGTAGATCTTGGTACTGTAATTACAGCACATCAGGATATTAGCGGTAAAGCTGATAAATCGAATACTGTTACTAACGTAGCATATGATACAACAAATAAGAAATTTACAAAAACTATTAATGGTACTACATCTGATGTAGCAAAACTTGCTACAACTACAGTAACAGGTGTAACATCTTCCACTACAACAGCATCAAAAGCAACTGCTGGTACTGCTGTTTCTGTAGCGAAAGCTGGAAGTTCAACTACCGTTGCAAGCGGAAGTTTAGGAACCGCAACAGCAACACAAGCTGCAAATACGGTAATGTGGGGAATAAGTGTAACCAATAAAGTCTTAAAGTTCACGTTTAAACCTATTTCAACTACTAGCGTTGTTCCAGCAGTATCTAATGGAACAATAACACCATATACATTTACAGATGTTACTGTTCCTGTTAAGGCATCATCTGCTACTACTGTTGCAACAGGGTTCACTACAACTTAAAATAATAATTACATATAAAAATATAGATAATTCAAAACTATATTTTTGAAAGGAGAAACGATGAACGAAACATTCAGCTCAATTGAATATAATGGAGTAACGTATGAAGTAGAAGATGAATCAAAATCTGGTATTTATACTGTCATCGGAACTCAAACAGCTTCAACTAATGCATGGACGGGCACTATCAATGTGCCCGCATTGTATGATGGTATCACCATTGCATACTACCTTCCACGTACATCTTGGGCTAACGTTACACTTAATTTAACATTGGCAGATGGTACCACAACAACTGGAGCTATTCCCGTATATTTTTCCGGTACAACAAGAATGGGAACAGAATATGCTCCCGGTAGTACAATAGTTCTTACGTATTGGTCCAGTGGTAGTATATCCGTAAATGGTACAGCTACAACAGAAGATCGTTGGACACATGCTGATTATTATAATAATACTGTTCCAACAGCTTATTGTAATAGTGCACCTTCAACTGCAGCAAAAGTAGCTACATGCACTAATTATTCATTATTATCTAAATCTTATGTTCCTGTAAATATTGTTTATACTAATAGTGCTGCTAGCGCTATAACCCTTAATGTAAATAGTACAGGTGCAAAGCCTATTTATATAAATGGTACAGCTAGTAGTTCAAGTAACTACACATTGCCAGCTGGTATATATATTGCTTATTATGATGGAACAAATTATCAATTTAGAACAGATGGTGTATTACCTGGTAAAGTTCTTGAAGCAACTATAGTTAACGGACATACTGTAAACAAAGATGTACCTAGTAATGCAGTATTTACAGATACTCAAGCAAACTGGACACAGACAACAACCACTGCATTAGATTATATTAAAAATAAACCAACTCTTGGCACTGCAGCAGCAAAAGATGTTCCAGCATCTGGTAACGCCTCTACAGTACAAGTAGTTATGGGTAATGATACTAGACTTAGTAACGCTAGACCTGCCAGTGATGTTAGTTCATGGGCTAAAGCTAGTACAAAACCTACATATACTGCAGCAGAAGTTGGTCTTGGTAATGTAGGAAACTTTAAAGCAGTTTCTACTGTTGCCAGCCAGGGATTATCAACAACCGAGCAATCCAATGCCAGAGCAAATATCGGTGCTGGTACTAGTAACTTTAGTGGAGCTTATAATGACTTAACAGGCAAGCCAACTCTTGGTACTGCGGCAGCAAAAGATGTTCCGACATCTGGTAATGCCTCCACAGCACAAGTGGTTATGGGTAATGATACTAGACTTACCAACGCACGAACACCATCATCACACAATCATGGCAATATATTTGATAGTGGTGCTCTTCAAACTAATGATATTACAATAGCTAGTGGAGATAAATTGGTAGTTACAGATAGTTCAGATAGTGGTAAAGTAGCAAGAACATCAGTTAGTTTTGATGGATCTAATGCAACTAGATGTCTTACTAAAAAGGGTACATGGGAAAGCTTTACTGATATAGTACCTTCAGCATACTGTGAAACAGCAGCAAGTACAGCAGCCAAGACTGCAACTTGTACAGGATATACATTAACCACAGGTAACTATATACAAGTAATTATGAAGATTGGCAATTCATATAGTGGTCCAATTACTCTTGCAATCAATGGTACAACAGCAAAGCCTATTTATATTAATGGAACAGCTTCAAGTTCAACTAATAAAACACTTCTTCCTGGTAGTTACGAAGTATATTATGATGGTACAGCATATCAATTTAGAACAGATGGTGTATTACCTGGTTCTATAGAGAAGAGCAAAGAAGTGTATCAGGAACTTGTATCATCAACTACAAGTGGTGTTTTTTATCCAATATTGTTTAACAGCAGCAGTTATCAGTATACTGACCCGCTAGGACCGTCAGCTAGTGGTTACGATGGAGTTAGTGTATCACCATATCTTTATTATAATCCTAATAAGGGCATTTTTATCAAGACTGAAAATAGTGAAACAGGCTACTGTGATAGTTATGTTCAAATTTTATCACGTGAAGATAATCCCCATATTACGATTGGTAAGTATCTAGGCGAAACCATTAGTGGTGTACCAGATAAAAGTATGGGTATAAGTTGTGAAGATATTTCTCTATCGGATAGATGGGATGGTACTCATTTTAGTTTGAAAGAAACTGTGAGCAGTATAAATACATCCATTGGCACAAAAGCCGATAAATCTGATGCTATCAAAAATATTACTAGAAGTGGAACAACGTTTACCGCAACTAGAGCTAATGGTACAACATTTAGTTTTACCCAGCAAGACAATAATACCACATATGCTGCAGGTACAGCACTTTCATTAGATAGTAATAATAAGTTTAATCATAGTACTTATGTTAGTGCAGGTACAGCGGGCACCTCAAGTGCCACTCATGGCGCAACTCTTTCTGTTCCGTATATTACAGTAAATGCACAAGGACATGTTACGGCTAAGGGAACACATACACATACAGTAGAAGGATTACAATATCATACAGCTAACATTAGCCGAGTAGTAATGATGAGTGATGGACAAGTTTCGGTCCAAACAAAGTCATATTTATCTATCAACAACTATGACAATACCGGCTTCAAGCCTATAAGTGCATCATCGTTTGACAAACAGTCTTCAAGAAAAATAAAAAAGAATATTAAGCCTATTACTAATGAAGAGGCATATAAACTTTTGGAAGTTAATCCAGTAAGTTTTGATTATATTGAACAAGTGGGTGGAGAAAAAAATCAATTTGGTGTTATTGCTGAAGAAGTAAATGAAACCATACCATTTGTAGTAGATATACCAGAAAACTATGATGAAAACAGTGATGATTATATGCGCGTACCTTCTATTGATTATTCTAAATTTGTACCACATATGATCAAATTAATACAGCTACAAGAGGAAAAAATAGAATCTATGAATCAAGAAATTGAGAGGTTAAAATCTTTTGTAGATCAAACATGAAAGGAGAAACGATGAACGAAACATTCAGCTCAATTGAATACAATGGAGTAACGTATGAAGTAGAGGATGAATCAAAATCTGGTATTTATACTGTCATCGGAACTCAAACGGCTGCAACCAAGGATTGGACGGGCACTATCAATGTGCCCGCTCTGTATGATGGTATTACCATCGCATATTATCTTCCATATGCATCAACATCAAGCACCAACGTTACACTTAATTTAACATTAGCAGATAGTACCACAACAACCGGAGCAATACCTGTATATTTTTCTGGTACAACAAGAATGGGTGTACAATATGAACCTGGTAGTACAATAGTTCTCACTTATTGGTCCAGTGGTAGTATATCCGTAAATGGTACAGCTACAACAACAGATCGTTGGACACATGCTGATTATTATCAAAGTAATACTGATACTGTTCCAACAGCTATTTGCATTACTGCAGCTGCAACTGCGGCAAAAACAGCTACATGTAGTAACTACTCATTATTATCCAAATCTTATCTTCCTATAAATATTACTAAAGCTAATACTGCAGCTAGTGCACTAACTCTCAATGTAAATGCTACAGGTGCAAAACCTATTTATATTAACGGAGTAGCCAGTAGTTCAAATAACCACACATTGCCTGCTGGTACATATATTGCTTATTATGATGGAACAAATTATCAATTTAGAACAGATGGTGTATTACCTGGTAAAGTTTATGAAGCGACTAAAGTTAATGGACACTTTATATACAAAGATGTACCTAATAACGCAGTATTTACAGATACTACATACACAGCATCCACAGCTTCTATTGGATCAGCTAGTACAGGAACTGCTATACCTGCTGATGATATTACTGCATGGAATGCAGGAACTCTACCTTCACTTACAGTTACCAATACAAATGTAGTTGATCAAGTTACTGTCAATATGCCTTTGGCACAAGTATCTGAGGGTGTATTGTCTTTCACTGAAGCTTCATATAACTATCATAGTACAACTGTAGGATCTGCAAGTAATTGGAATGCAGGAACAGCTCCATCGCTTTCATACACAGCAAAATCTATACCTAACGTATCTGTCACTTCAAAAACAGTTGTTACAGGTATTACGGCAAATTAAAGGAGGTAAACAACGCATATGAGTTATGTTGGAAAAGTAACTGATTATGGAGGAACAACTCATCTTGTTGGGTCCACTTTATATGGTACATGTAGTACACAGGGAAACGTTGCTGCAAAAGTTGTTGTATGTAGTGATTTTAACAAACTAATTACTGGTGTAACTATACATGTTAAATTCACATACCCAAACACTGCTGCATCCCCTACGCTTAATGTAAATAGTACAGGTGCAAAACCTATATATAAAGGTAGCTCTACGCCAGCTGCATCAACCGATATAACATGGCCGCCTGATTCAATAGTTTCATTCACCTATGATGGAACTAACTGGGTTATGAATGACACTAAAGACAATGATGTGCTACAATCACCAGTTTCTACTAATAATCAGTATGAAGTATTATTTAGTCATTCTGCAAACAATACGGCAGAAACAGCAGGGGTAGGAAAGAACGATGGGTTCTTATATAATCCTTATTATCAATCAGTGACTATTGGATCTAGAAGCCTCAACGATTCACCTGGTCAACAATCATTTGCGCAGGGTTCGGATGTATTAGCTAGCGGATCTCAGTCTCATGCACAAGGGTATAATACAGTTGCATCTGGATTATATTCTCATGCAGAAGGGAATAATACAGATGCTACTGGTGAGGGCTCACATGCAGAAGGGAATACATGTGAAGCTAGCGGAATATATTCTCATGCAGAAGGGGATTGGACAAATGCTACTGCTAAGAGCTCACATGCAGAAGGGCATCTAACATATGCTACTGGTGAGGCCTCACATGCAGAAGGGCATTCAGCAGTTACATCTGGATTATATTCTCATGCTGAGGGATTCGGCACAAAGGCGACTCATCGAGCACAGCATGTATTTGGAGAATTTAATAAACTGGATCCTTCTACAAATGCTTCTACTGTAGAAGGTACATATGTCGAAATTGTAGGAAATGGCAATAATGGTGCCAGAACTAATGCTCGAACACTTGATTGGTCAGGTAATCAATGGATAGCTGGTAATTATTCTGATACGAACGGATTACTAGCAATGAAAGAAGTTACACAAGCACAATATGATGCCTTAACAACTGATGAAAAGAACAATGGTACAGCATATTTTATCACAGATAGATTATCACCAGCAGCTACTGATCTTTGGACAAAGGTTGGAACAGCTACATTGAACACTACTGCTAAAGATTGTAGTGGTGCTATAAATGAGTTGAATTCCACAATAAGGACTCAAACACATTATTACGGAGAATTATTAGATTCTGGAAGTATCAAGACAATGACCACTGCAACATCTAAAAATCTTAATGATAAATTCACAAAGTATAACTATCTTGTAATACAATTTCGATCTTCCAGTAATGTTATGCAGACAACTGTTGTTACGTCTAGTTACTTTAATGGAACAAGCAGTACAACAAGAGTTATTTTAGTAGGATTTAGTTCCAGCGGTAGTTATCTAGGAACTGTTGAAGTATATAAAAATACAGATTCAAGCGTATATATAAAAGTTTCAAGCAATAATACATTTGGTACAGGTAATAGAATTTATATTATAGGCGTAATGAAGAAGCTACAATAGGGAGGTGAAAATATATGCCTCGTATAATTAAAAATGATACTGATAGTTACATAATGAAAAATGGCGTTGCTTACGGTGATGGGTTAAATGGTTATATAATCAAAAATGGAATATATTACAATTATGATGCGGTTTTCAAACCGAGTTATCCAAATATAGGTACGCTCACTGATACCCAAATAAGACAGTTGCCATATTACGAAGAGGGAGATATGGGGACTTGGTCACTTACAGATTCATTAGATAATTATAATCTATTTCAATTTGTTCTGTATCAAAACACTAACAATTATTATAGCTTTCAAAATCAAGTGATTGTATCCAAAGAACGACTTGGGAATAGTATTAATAATCCTATCATACTCACTATACAGGATGCTCATATTTATATATGTAATTATGAAGTGAATAAACTTCGTGCAGCTCTTAGTATATTCACTAAGTATCCCCAGGGTGGAACAACGTTAGTTTTACGTGGTATTGGATAACAAGTTATATGTTACAATGTATTATTGTTAGAAAGCGATAATATGAAGGCATCTACAATAATCAACAGCATCTTATTAAATGTATAAAATTATTTAGTATATTTAAAAATGTAATAATTAAAATGTTACCCGGATATCGTTTATATTGATATCCGGGTAATACTATCAATTTATTTTATAAATTTATAATGTTATATCTAAACTAGTATACTTTTATATAAATTCAACAATAAAATAATACTTGTTTTTAATAAAATAAATTAAGGGAGGATATAAACATGGCAAAATATCTTAAGCCTCTTAGAGGTAAATTTAGTAGCGCTACACAACAAGATATTTTACTAAGAAAAGGTGAAATGTTTTTGTGCCTACTAAATAATGATAATATGGGTCAAGGACCTGGTGCTATATATCTTGGAGATGGAATTTCTGCCTTTAACGGTTACAGCCATAATGGTTCTACTGTACCTAATACGGCTCAGCCGTTTTTAGTACATCCAGCAAAATATAATCCTATATTTGCAAATACTAATCCATCTACTGCAAGTTGGACTATAGATGACGGATCTGCAGAAATCAATAATATTGGTAAAGGTAAAGCAGAAGTAGATTTACCAACGATAATTGGTAATATTAAAGGTGCATTATGTAAGCATGCTAATAGTATTACTAGACTAGCTAATGATGCTGATGCTATAAGAGGTACATTAGATGAACATGCTAGAGAATTAGCTAATCATTCAGACAGTGTAGCATCTCTTGATCAAAGAGTATCTAATTTGGAGGGAAAAATTGGAGAATTATATCCAGTTGGTTCTGTATATATAACGGTAATAAATAAGAATCCAAATGAAATACTTGGATATGGCACATGGAGTAAATTACCAGCTAATTATGTACTTAAAACTATATCAAGTGGTGATGGTGGAAGCACAGCAGCTGCTACCAATACAGAAGGAACCGCACTAACCAAAGCACAGTTACCAGCTCATAGTCATAATATGAGTTCTTATACTTTAACCGCGAAATCTAATGGATCAACGCATACACATAATATGTCATCATATTCATTAACTGCAAAATCCACTGGATCAGCACATACACATGATGTTACTGAAAATAGTACGACTTTGACCGGTTTCACAGTTCCTTATCTAGGAGTAAAAGATGGTGCACATACACATGAATACGAATGGGTAGAAAAGGGAGAAGGGCCACGCTCAGCCGGACTGGGCACTGATATAGGTCATTGGTCATCATATGAATGTATCGGGGATGGATCTCATACTCATAAAGTGGAAGTTGATTTACCCAAACTTACTGCAAAATCTACTGGATCGGCACATACACATTCAATAGATGTTCCAGAGAAGACAACATCAAAGGATGGAGCACATACACATTCAATAGATGTTGCAGCTCGAGATACAAAAGAAACTGGTAGCGGAGAAAAACATGCTCATAAAACAGGTATGCCTGCAAGTATTGGTGTATATGTTTGGAGAAGAACAGCTTAATTTTAAATTATGAAATATGTAGAGGTAGTCTTTAAATAGACTACCTCTATTAGTTTATTATTTTTTTATACTATATAATGCATATTCTATTGGTATTTCTATATTTTCTTCAAGATTATAAGATTCCTCTTTATATCTTATTTTGGAACCATTTCTATCTAATAGATCTTTAATAGTATTTTCTACTTTACTATCTACATATTCTTTTCCAAATCCTTCATATATTTTATATACTTTTGGATTTTCTGATGCTATTGTAGCATAGTCTTGTGGTATAACTAGATTATTAGCTTTGCCTGTAATATCAATATCACATAATTTAAGAATATGATCTACAAATTGGCTACATACCATTTCCGTATCAAATTCTGTAAATTCTTTCTTTTTACTTAATAAGATATTAAATAAATTCTTGAATCCATACTTAGTTACTTCTTTAGCATTTCTATAGAATTCTATAGATTTCTTGAGTTTCTTTAATACATCTTTATCAACGAATAAACATAATACTTCTATCTGGCAATCTCTATAAGTATTAATATACCCTTTAAGATTTTCGATCTCAAACCCATTACTTACAGAATCGTATTTAAATGTAACAATTTCATTTAGATCACTATCCAAGCTCATTCCAGCATGGGTATACTTAGAGTTCTTTACAAATTTGATTATCTTTCCAAAGGTTGTGTTAGTCCACGATAATACGATGTATACGGGGTATATATTTAATTCTTTATACATGGATCGCATTGCTTTAGTTGATTCTTGTATAGTACTAATATCTGTTTTTGTAAGATCATATATAAAAGAACTATGCTCTTTAAGATAATTCATTTGTCTCTTTTTAGCATACTCTACTGCATTTTTTGTAAGTTCCACAGATGGATTCCATCCTAAATCTAATAATGCAGAACAGTTTTCTAATGTAGGTTGATATTTATATTTTCTAGCTGCTTCTACAAGCTTTTTAGTATAATCTGGATCTTCAAAGAACTCTAATTTACAATAATCTTCATCTAATGTAAACCAAGGCACAGCAGAATAATCAGAGAAATCATAATATCCTTCTTTAATCTTTATATCCTCTTTTGATACTTCTTCATTTACAGATTCAGTCATCATTTTTATTTGTTCTTTCATGTAAGTAGTATTTAAATCTTTATTATTATAACTATTATGAATTTTATCAAGCATTAGATAATACATATTGGGTACATTATATCCATATAAACTCATACTATATTGATTAGATAATGCTTTAAATTTATTAGGCAACAATGTATACTTTCTAAATATAGTTACCAATTGATCTTCAGAATTCATAAAGTCGCCAATTATTGCAACTGTAGGATCTTGATTCATCATGTCTATTTTATCCATGATAGTTTTTTCTTTTTGAAACTGACCGTTATCTGAAGGTATTTCTTGGTTTATATCTTCAGTCATTAATATATCTTTAACCAAATTACTCATTTATATTATTCCTCCTAAATAATATAGTTAATTATATAGAAGTACAAAAAAATGATTTTGTAAAACTTATATATTTTAATTATATAATATATATGTAATAATCAATCCAATAATAAATAAAAAATAAATTAAGAAAGGAGGATTTGATTATGAGAAATTTTGTAGTATATAAAAATGCTGTAGTGTATAAAAGATCCGCAATAATGAATAATGATTGTACCCCATGGTGCTTAGATTTATTTGGGGATTTAGTAGTTCCGTATTTAAATAATAAATACAATAATAAGATAACCCAAATGATAATAACTGAATACAATAATTTTTGTTCAGAATTATTTAACATGAAGAAGGTAGAAGATCGTTCAAATGGATTTGAACTTAGATCGGAAAATGTAGATTATTCAACAATTATTGATAATTCTAAAATATCGGAATCTTTTATTACAAAGGGTTGTCCTATGGTGATTAAAATCACATATGATTTATTTGATGCTGTTAAAGAAAAAAATGGAATAGAAGAAAAAGAAGATGATATTGTAATACGTTTATATGATTTTATAATTAGATTATAAAAAATAAACCAGGAGCCTTAAAAAGCTCCTGGTTTATTTTTTTTATTTACTTATGCTATGTACAGCTAATTCCAATGGTATATTTATATTACCCCAAGATCAAAAATTTTATCTTTATACTTTATATTTTCATTTGAATTTATAAGTTCTTTAATATCGTTTCCTACTTTATCATATACTCTAATAATAAATCCTCCATATTTATATATCCTTCTTATATTATTAATATAATTATCATTAATAAGTAACAAAAAAAAAACGATTTTATTTAATAGGAGTAAACTATTTAAGTCTACTCCTTAATATATTTTATTCTTTAATACTTATATCTAAATATTCTAGAACTTTACTTGGTTTAGCAGATACATAATCATCCATAGAATGCACTTTCTTTATTTCCATAAGACCAGACTTATTAAATACTTTAACTTCTTCTGGAACAAAAGTAGATTCGTTAATATTGATAAACTTCTTATCTTTTACTTGGAAATAATTATCACAAATTTCTTTAAATGATTCCATAAATTCATAATAATCTACAGTAGGGATAAACATAGATTCAAATTGAATTTGGTCCTTGGTATATAATTTGTGCCCAGTAAGAGCTTCATATATAAAGTTTTTCTTTACAAATCCACCGAGATATTTACCAAGTCTTTTATTAACTTCATCTCTAGACATTTCTAAAATATATACTTTATAAGTCTTATCTTTTAAGAAAGATTCATCTACTCTTTTAAGCATACCAGTATTATCTCTTACAATAAGATTAGTAAACTTAGGATTATCAGAAACACCAATACAATCTTCATTAGGATCTTCATCAGAGAATACATTATTCTGCATATAATTTACAATATATACATTGTTTGGATTGTCTACAGATCCAGGTATATAACCAGTCATAAGAGCATTCATTGCTTCTGTCATATTCGTATCCTCCTTTATTTCAGATTTTAATTTCATCCAGTATTGATTCTTTACTGTTTTTATTACTACAAAACCACGCTTCTTATACATATCAATAGCAATTTTATTATCTTTATCAACCAATAAATCTATACCATGATATTTAATTATAGCATCATCTATAAGCTTAGAACCTAATTTATTTCCACGATGTTCTTTGCTAATTTCAAAATCAGTAATAAATCCCTTATCCTTCTTATCTCCAACAAAAATTCTACCAATCATTTCATTATTATAAAGAACTATTTCTCCGACATAATTCTTTATAATATCATCAGCATAATCTTTAGTCTGAGTAGAAGATTTAAGATATTCTAAAGCTTTAGATTTATTAGATTTTATATCTAAAAACGTATAGTCAGATATAGAAGCTTCAGATAACTCTTCTTTTAAACTCATAAAATACATTGTCTCTGTTTCTTTATAAGTTTTAAATCCATATTTTTTATACATTGATATTGCTACAGTATTCTTTTTATTTACTGATAAATAGTTAGCTTTTAATTCTTTTACTGCTATATCTAATATAGATTTACCAAGACCTTGATTTCTATAATCAGGCATTATTTCTAATGCTTGAATCCAAGATTCTCCATCTTTATCTTCTACATTAACAAATCCAACCAATTTATCTTTATCGTAGAAAGCATATCCTCTACAATGATCTTCTCTAAGATGTTTAAATACAGGATCAGATTCTATAAGAGATCTATCTATTTTTATCTTCTTATATCTAGATATAGAAGTTTCTAATAATACTGATTCAGAAATAGAATAATTTATATCTTTAGGATCTTTGATTTCAAATTCAAAAGGAGCCTTTATACAAAACATATCATATTCTTCATCATATTTAATATTATAATCAATATCAAATTGATCTGTATCTAATACAACATATTTTGTTATTATATCTTGCATATCATTATCTTTTAAGAATTTAATTAACCCTTCTAATGTAGCATTTACTCCTTTATTCTTTCCTTTATATATTAAAGATTTCTTTTTAGATTCTGCTTCTGTTAATCCATAATATATATTCTTTATAGATTTAATTTTATTATCAGATTCTTTCCAACTCATAGCTTCATTAACAATACTACTCAAAGCTTCTTGATGTACAGGAATAAGATCATTATATATAGATTTTATATCGTAAAACTTACCAGATTCCATAGCTTTATCTTGATCTATTTTTTCAACTTCTCCTTTATATTGACCATCATATTCTCCAATATATAATTCAGTATATTCACCATACCACCAATTTTCTTTACTTATCTTTTCTTTTACCCAATCCTTTGGATCGAAAAATGATGCATATGAATAAACATAAGAAACATTCTTTACTTTAATTCTAGCCTCTTCATTTGTTTCTCTAATAGCAGATAAATTATGATCCTCATCCTTTTCCCATCCACCACCTGGAATAGAATATCCTTTCTTAGGATCTTTCTTAAGATAAACTTTATCTTTATCTATTATTAATAATTCAGATCTTCCACGAAGCCACTTATTAAATCCTTTGATCTTTACATTTTCATTATAAATTCCATCACTAGAAATAAATCCATAAGAATCTATAATTTCAGGATCTTTTTGAATCTTGCCTAATTCTCCAGTATAAGCTTCATTCAAATACTCATCTGATTGCATATATTCTGGATCTTTTACATCATCCCAATATATAATATATTTCTTATCATTATATTTTAAGATATCTTTATTAAGTTCTTTATCATCTAATCTTATTATATATGAATTAGCATAATTAATATCGTTAAAATAAGATAATCCATTTACAGAAATATTAATGTCAGACAATTCATTTTGTTGTGCATCTAAAACATAAACTTTATTATTTATATTCATAATAATAAATTCATGTCCGCCAGATCCACCTTTCCAATTTACATGTACATAGTATCTAGATCCATTTCCTGTACCTAAAACTTGTTTAGTAACATCATTTTTGTTTCTTATTTTTAACTTCTCAGGATTCTTTATAATATTATATGGTATTTGCTTAAATATAATATCACGCGGAGAATATACTCCTCTAGGTAATATATCATAACCTCTAAGTTGAGCCTCTAAACACCAAGTACATAACATACAATTTTGATTACCTGTAGGTGGTTTAGAATCTGATTTTACTTTATCAGAAATTTTCTTTAATATAGCTTTAATTTGAGAAATGGATAAAGTATTATTCTGAGCCTCTTCTATATATGATTCATTAAATTGTTCTATCCATTCCCAATCCCAATCATATAATTCTGCAGTTTTATTTCCATATTTAAATGGTAAACTATCTTCACCTCTATCACCAATAACTTTTATTTTACCAATACATTTTACTTTACAAGGTTTAGTTACCCAAACTTCTCCAGTAACTTTACAATCAGGAACTTCGTCTATAGATGGAGTATATACATTATAATTTCCATCTAATATATGAACATATAATTCCATGTTAGTACATTTTTGAGATAATGCTCTTAGGCAGTTATCTATAGAATTTGTAAAACAAACTCTCTTTGTTTTATTATCTTCATAACCATTTTTTGTAAAATAATTATTTGGTATACTAGGCTGTAAAGTTTTTCCATCTAAATTAGATTGGGAAACATGATAATATTGTTTATCATTTTTTGTTTCTAGCAAAGCAGATTCTGATAATACAGTTTCGGGTTTATCTTTAAAATAATCTCTAAATACCTGTATTCTTTTTTCATCTAGTTTATACCATTTCCAATTCTGTATAACTATTTTTCTAAAAAGAGCTTTAATTTTATCAAATCCATCAAAATGTTCAGAATCTCTTTTAGCCGCTCTAATTTTAGATTTAATAGCCGAAGTTCCTTTAATATAGAAAGCATAATCTTTAAAATATGAAGGCTCGAAATATGGCTTCCAATGATCATCATAACAGAATATCCATACACCTTCTAATATAAATCTTTTATCTTTGTGACTCTTACTATATTTAATAGCATAATCTACAAATTCGGTATATAATCTATCTTCAAAAGCTTTACCATTAATAATAAAATCATTTTCCTTTAATTCTTTTTTTGTAATAAAGAAATCTTTTCCTGGACCTTTGAAATAAGAATAGGTTAAATCGCCTATTTTATTTTTAATATCGTTTAATGTAGGGTAAAAATCCTTAATACAAATTAGAAAATCAAGTTCTATAATTTCACTATTATCTGATTTAAAAGAACGTGATAATGTTGATTTCCCACTGCCAGAATGACCAGTAATAAAGCATATATTAATGTCACCATTATCAAAAGCTTCTTTATTATATAATATATCTGGCTCTGATTTTAAGAAGCCTTCTTCTATATAATTTTCTTTTATAGAATCATCAAGACATATATCTACGAATTGTTGCAATGATTCTCCTGGTTTATGAGATGATATAGAAAATGATTTGAATTCAAGATAACCATATTTTCTTAAATTTCCCCATCCATAATTATTATACATATCTCTGATAATATCTTTTATATTATTTAAAGAATCATGTTCACCAATTCCTTCTTGTCCTTTCCAAGCATTTTCAAACCAACAAATTTTATTTCCTTTTCTATAATAAACTAAAGAATGGGTTGTTCCACCTTGACCATTTTTATCTAATTCTATAATAAATAATCCTCGTGGAGAATATCCTAATTTCTTTAGCTCTTCATATTCAAACATAACTTGGTCATGACAAGAACCAGATTTAGTTTTTAAAACTTCATCATGAGATTTAAGTTTTCTAAAGTTAGAATATTTAATATTTTTCTTCATCCATTCTAACAATTCTTTATCAGATTTAAATGATAATTCGTTATTAGATTCTTCTATATATTCTTCTTTCAAAACTACATCTTTAGTTTTAGCAGCACCTTTATTGAATTTTGAATATTTTCTTAATGAAGGATTCAAACTATCTCTACCATGAAATGCTTTAACTTTTTTATTATAAAGATGATGAGATTTATATTTAGGTTTATCGACTCCTTCCACCGGTTCTTCATCATATCCATATAGATTAATATCTACTCCAGAATTAATTAATTCTGTAATATTTATAAAATACCAAGGATAATTTGTGGAATTAATCTTATTTGTTAATTCTTGATTAATTTTCTTAGCTTCTCCATATTTATATGGATATTTTAATCTATCAGATATCACGCCTTCATTAATTCTAATAACTCTTTCTGGAGTATCATTAGACATTTCCATTTTGAGTTCCATAAATACTGCTAATAATTGAGAGAAATCATTATTGGTTAATCTAAGATAATTATAATCTGTATATTTAATAATATATTTCTCTTTTGCTATTTGTTTAGCTCTATATTCTGGCATAGATCTCATATTAGGATTATTTCCACCATCTTTTACTTCTATAATAAGATTATATGGAGCATAATATATATCACTAATATAAATATGAGTTTTACCTTCGAAATCATATTCTAATATAGGACCAGGAGTAGTAACGTCTATAGATTTAATATTCATTACTTTATCCATAAACTCTAGAGCTTTCTTTTCATAAGTTCCAGTATAAGTTCTTATACCTCCATCTTGGAATTTATATTCTCCAGATATCTTTCTATTAGCTAACATTTTAGCTTGACCTTCAGCAGTAGAAGATATTCTAGTAACCCCTTTAGATTTCATCATTCTTTCTTCAAAAGATTGTATATATTTTTTCTTACATACTGGATTGGAGCATATTCTATTATATTTTCCTTTATTTTCATCCCATCCAGTTTCTTTTCCACAAATAATACATTTACCATTATAACCAGATGGTTTCTTATTTACATAATCAAATACTAATCTAAATGCAGAATAACCTTCTGGTATCATATCATCATGTTTATCACCAACATGAGACACAAGATCTTCTTTATTGAATCTCTTATCGCAGTAAGGACATTTATAAGTAATTTTTCTTTTATTACTCATTACTATTTCCTCCTTATAAAAAATACTATTAATAGAATGTGAAATTGATCACTTCCTAGTAATGTCTTATTATGTAAATATTTACATAAAAGACAAATAATTAAAGGAGTGTAATGTATTATGGCTGTAACTCAAGTAAAACAAAGAGAATATTTACTCACCGTAGATGAATTTTCTAATCCTCAAATTGTAGAAGGTAAGTCTGCTATCGCCTTATTATTGTCTAGACTTATTATATTAGAACCAGGATCAGATCCACTTCATCCAGATATGGGAGTAGGAATAAAGAAATACAGATTCAATTCAGATAAAGATGTATTGACCAAAATTAGAGATGATATTAGTAAGCAAATTGATACATATTTACCAACGTTTCAAGGATCAGAAATAGAAATTAGTTTATCTGATGAAAAAATATTAAATATAAATATTACTGTGGGTGATACTACCTATGTTTATACATCAGAGGTAGAAACTCCTATTAGTACTATAGCTGATCTTAAAGCAAATTAAATAAATATTAATTATGTCCTCTTGGAGGGGTGGTACAAGTCCATGTGATTCTTGGAGAAAATCAGGTTGTGGCCATGAAAATAATATATTAATACTGATCCAAGATGATAACAGTGTTGAGCGCAAAGGAGACCGCCTCACCAAGAGGACATAATAACAAATTTTACAAAGGAGAGAAGTATGGCTAGTATAAAAGATTTAAAAAATAATCAAGATGGTATAACTATTGACGCCACTGGTGGAACCACAACATCATCTAATAATACTGAAAAGGTTAACAGTGCAGTTCAAGAACAATCTAAAGGAAATGCTAAAACTGTTGTTAATTTAAATGGTATGTTTGAGCAACCAAAGGGAAACCATACAACAGTAACACCATCTGCACCATCACAGAAAAGGGTTCAAGGAGGAAGAATTCAAGAATCCAAAGATTTGGTTATAGATGCTACTGGAAACGGTAGAAAAATCGCAGATTTATCTAATTTGCCAGATATGACAGCAGAGGAAGCAGCTTATGCCAAAGATCATTATGTAGATAATCCTATGGGGAGAATGTTAGAAGGCGAAGATTCTTTGCTAGGTAAATATATCAATAATAAAGAAGCAGAACTTAAAGCAGGTTATGAAGCTGTAGCCTATAATAGACAAAAAGAAAAATTAGAGGAAGAAGCAGAACTTACAGGAGATAATTCTGCTCTTCTAGAATTTGAAAATAATAATGGTAATATCGAAGAAGAGGATGTTGCTATTATAAGTGACGAAGATATATTATCTAGTCTAGATGATTATAAAGATGATGAGAAGGAGGAAGAATTAATGCCAAATAATGAAGAAGAAAAGTTCGAAGAAACTGTTCAAGCTGTTGAAGAAGATGCTGAGTTTGAAACCGATGATTCTCTATTAGACGATCAGGAACTTTATCCTGAAGATTATGGTGATGATCAAGAACTTTCTGAAGATGAAGAAGATGATGTTCTTAATAATCTTGATGATGTATCTACAACAGAAGAAGAAGAACCTGTAAAGGAAGAAAAGCCTAAGAAAATAGAAAAACCTGATATTAATCTTGAAGTTACACAAGTTGAAAATACTGGTAATGATATTATTAATGAGATAGATGAATCACTGGAAATCGAAGAAGAGGATTCTGGAGAATCAGAAGATGATTCAGCTGAAATTCTTAAAAAGCTTAAAGATCTAGCTACAGAAAGACTTAAACCAGTATCAAAGAGATTAGATATTTCTAGCTTTACAGTAATTAAACAGCCTATATCTAATACTAAAGAATTTAATGTTAATCCTATAAAGGCTGCTAAATGGGTTCTTATGAATCAAGAAGCTACAGTAATGATGAAAGAATTTACTGGTGCTGAATTAGAAAGACTTAGAGAATTTACACAAGATGGTGCTAATTCTGTATCTTCTATTACTAAGAGATATAAACTTATATATGATCATATAGATAGTCCAAAACCAGCATCATTTGAAACATGGCTTAAAACAACACCATTCTCTGATGAAGACAATTATTTCTTTGCTATTTATATTGCATCATTTAAGGGAGCTAACTATATACCAAGAGATTGTTCAGATCAGACATCATGTAAAGAAACATGGCTTACAGAAGATGTAGATATTATGGATATGGTTAAGTTTGATGATGAGGATGCTAAGAAGAAGTTTGCAAGAATATATCAAGCAGAAGATTCTTCTATGACAAAGGCAGGATTATATGTATCAGAAAGAGTACCACTTAGTAATACAGTAGCAGCAAGCTTTAGAGAACCATCTATTTATACTAGAATAGAACTTGCTTCTCTTGATGCTGAATTTAGGGAGAAATATTCTGCTATTATGGAATTTATTCCTTATATTGATTCTTTATATCTTATTAATCAAGAAGAAGGAACCCTTACTCCAGTAGGATATAAGTCTTTTACAAATAATAATATAAAGACAACAAAATCTAAAATACAGCAGTTTGCTAAAGTATTGAGTACATTGTCTATAGATGAATTTGGTACTATTAGACCATTTGTAAATGAAATAGCTACAAGATCCAATGGTATTTCATATATAATTCCAGAATGTACTTGTCCTAAGTGTGGAAAAGTTGTAGAAGAAGTTTCTACTTCAGCAGAAGAAATGCTTTTTACTCGTTATCAACTGGGAGCTTTAGTCAATACGTCCTTAAATTAATAAATTTAACTCAAGTAGTTAAAGGGCGATGTTCGATTGGGGAATTAGAAAATTTACCTAATAGATATATACAAGTAGTATATAGAGAATATGTAGAGACATTACGAAATAAAGACAAACAGGATGCAGCTGCAGGTGCAGAAATGGAAGAGCAGTTGGAAGAAACATTCACAGGAGGTTAACGTTCAATGGATCGTGTGCAATTCTTTGAATCAATCTCTGGAATAGATTACCCAAATATGTTGGTCGACTTCTTTGATCATTTCTTAGCATTAAAAGAAATAGTTGAAAATTCAGGAAAGATAAATGTTCCCCAACAAGAAAATACAAATAATCATATAATTTTTGATATAGAATTTTCTAACTCTAAAGCTAAAGAAACTGCTGTAGATTTAATTAGTAATAGCGGATCAATTACAATCTACAATAGACCAATTTATGTAAATATAATTGGACTTCCAGTTGATGATTTAAATAAAGTTACAATTGAATTATATTAAATAAATATCCCCTAGTAGTTAATTCTACTAGGGGATTATTTTTTTTTGTAAATTTATTTTATTTTAATTATATATAATATAAGTAGATATAGATAATATATCTATTAAACTATTAATTTAATTAGATGAGATCCCGCATCTATAAATAAAGTGGGAGAAAGCGCAGGTAGCGTATGGAAAATATTACTTTTATTTCTAATTATGAAGTCATCAGAGACTTCTGTGGTGGATTGTCTAATATCAATGACTTTGATGATTTCACTGTAAGACATTGCAAGGTGCATCTAAGTCATCTACCAGAAGCAATTCATCATTTAGTTTATGTATATCATTACGGTTTTATGAACACTAATGCTCATGAAAGCGTAAAGATAGTTCAAGATATCGTTACAGATATGCTTGAAGATGTTATTCCACTAGATTCATCTAAATGGAATGATGAAGCTGTTATACTTAAAGTATACAATAAAGCTTTTAATAATCCATTTGGTAAAATCTTATTCAAGATCGCTCATTCAATTGAATGTAGTGATTACTGGAGAGCTAAGAGGTACATTGCTACCATAGATGATCCAGAAATTAAAAAGATACTTGATAAGAGCATCAACGGAATAAAGCCATCGAAAGATAATTTCGATGATGAAATTTTTTCGATGATAAAGTAAATAAATATCCCCTAGTAGTTAATTCTACTAGGGGATTATTTTTTGTAATTTTGTAAATTTATTTTTTAATATAATTATATATAATATAAGTAGATATAGATACATAAACATCTATATCTAATATATTATTAGGAGGCAAGTATATGAACTCATCACAGATAGTGATAGTAGATCCAAAAAGACCAACATTCTTTAAGGATCTACCATTCACTTTAAATAAGGAGCAAAGTTCTTACATAAAGAACAATCAAATTGCTTCTGCTTTATGTAGCGGGGTTGAATTAGACGTTATCCAGGCGTTTATAAATAATCCCAAGAACCTTGCATTAATATAATGTAAGGATAACTGTACATTTTTATTGGTCATATTAACAATTAATAAATTTAATTAGACCAATAAACTATTATTAGATGAGGTCCCGCATCTATAAACAAAGTGGGAGAAAGGTAAATTTATCGATATGGAAGCAGGAATAATAAAAAATTTACATTCTATGGCAATTAATATAACTATTGACTGTTATAAGGTATTAGACATAATGATATCACATTATATATTTGATAATGATATTTATAAATTAGATATAACAGAGCAAATACAGATATCTAGATATATTAAAAACTTTACAAAAAGTATACTAGACTATAGATTTTCAGGATCAACTATAACAGATTTGAAGTCTAATATAGAAAGAATAAAAAATAATTTATATAGTCTTGGTGTATCAAAAGATAAATTGGGTGATATTGAAGATATTATTGTGTATTATTTGGAAGATATAAATTTAAGATAAAAAATAACATAAAAAATAATTTATGAAAATAATATTTGGAGGATTAGTATGGAAGATGTAGAGAAAAATCTTATCAAAGATCAGATGAAACTTACAATAATTAAATATTTTTGGAATATGTATAAGATGACTATAGCAGATGTATTTGATAGTAATGGAGAAAACTTTTTTAAATTTGTAGAATCTATAAATTTAAGAGAAGAATTACCAAAAGTCGCAACTAATGAATATTTAAATATTGTTAAAGAATATTCTAAATTTAAAAGCGATAATAATATTGATTAGTTTGTAAACTCAGGAGAACAAATCTCTCCTGGGTTTATTTTTTATTTACTAAAAAACAATTATATACTATATAGATGATAATTATATAATGGAGGCAATATAATAATGGACAATGATATATTATTAGAAAAACCAGAAAGTTTAAAATATATAGTATTTTTAAAAACAAAAAATAAGAAACCTACTAAAGAAGAACTTACTTATTGTTTAAATTTAGCAAAAGAAAAACATTGTATTGTAAGATTAGAGCTTTGTAAAGAATATAAAACTTATTATAAAAATTACTATATGGATATAGATGAATATTTTGATATAGATGAATGGGTTAGAGTTAATAAATATGATTAGAAAAGGAGATTGATTAGATGATAAATCGATTAGTTTATGAGAATTTTGAACTCGATCATGATGGTTGCCCAACTGATGAAGAATTACTATTTTATATTAATAAAACTAAAGAAATCGGCACAGCAATAAAATTGTGGTTTATGGTAAATAAAGAAGTTTATTATGTTATGATATATAAACGTAATTCACTTGAATTTGTAAGAGAAAAAATAAATAGGAAATTAAAAGGAGTGATGTGAATTGCTAAAAGAATTGGAAAATACATATCCTGAAGGGTCGGATTTAACTTTATTTAATACTTTTTATCAATATCCAATATATCAAGATGGTAAAAAAGTATCAGATGATTTTTTAGTTTTAGTTTATAAAGATAATACTACTGGGCAAAAACATCATAAAATTATAAATAAACCTACTTATACTTATTATCTTATGAATGATGACGAAGAGATTCCAAATTATAATAAATTATTTATAGAAAGAGATAAAGTACATCCAGTAGAAGCAAGATTTACAGATTTAGAGAAATCGATTGCTGAAAATACAGGTAATTTAGATTATTGGAAACAGAATATATATTCTGGTAATAAAATGGAAAATAAGAAACTTCATACATTACCACAAGTATTTTTCAGTGATGTAGATATACAAGATCATTATAGATTTAAATTTGCAATGACATATCAAAATGAAGTTGTAAAGTTAAATAAGGGATTCTTCGATATAGAAGTAGATGGTAAATTTGCATCTGGTGATTTCGTTCAAATGGGTGAATGTGAAATAAATTGTGTTTCTTATTTGGATGAAAAATCTAAGAAAGCCTATACTTTTATATTAAGAAATTCTAATAATCCATTGATAAATGAATTTGAATCGGAGATAGCAGATAATAGATTTGGATTAAAACAAATTAGAGAATTTATTAAAGATGCTGTAGGCGGAGAAGATAATTATATCAAATATGGATTGAATGAATTTACATATGATTTATTATTTTATGATTATGAAATAGAATTAATAGAAGATTTATTCAGAATAATTCATATGTGTGGTGCTGATTTTGTTGAAGGTTGGAACTCTTCAGGATTCGACTTAGAATATATTATAGCACGTATTCAGGTTTTAGGTTATGATCCAGCAGAAATAATGTGTGATAAGAACTGGAATGTTAAAGTTGTTAAAAACTTTGTAGATGAACGAAATAAAAATGAATTTGCTGAGCGAGGAGATTACACATTTATATCTGGATATCCAGTATTTATGGATCAGATGATCCAATATGCATCAAGAAGAAAATCAAAGATTGGTTCATTTGCTTCATTTAAGTTAGATGATATTGGATTATTAGAAGCTGGAGTACAAAAATTAGATTATTCACATATTACAGATTCTGTAACAGAACTTCCATGGTTAGATTTTAAAACGTTTGTTTTATATAATATAATGGATACTGTAGTTCAGAAATGTATAGAGAATAAAACTCAAGATCTAGAATATATATTTGCAAAATGTCTAGTAAATAATACATCATATAGAAAAGGTCACAGACAAACAATATATCTTATTAATAGAATGGCTTCGGATTGGTATAAGATGGGATATATTATTGGTAATAATTCAAATAGAAATAATTCAAAACCACCAAAGTTCTTAGGAGCATTAGTACACGATCCAACTCATAATAATGATTATTCAAGATTAAAAATTGGCGGTAAAGCAATATGGGTCTGTGACAATTTACAAGATTACGATTAACAATATAGTCGCATACTATAGGAATATAGTGTGAAAAGATCTCTGAATTGCTGGGAAAGGCTAAAGCTTGTAAGCCTGCAAAGGAGACGAAAGTCAGAAACAAGTTACAAGATGGTATAAGGTGAAATAAAAGCTTTTATTATAGGTTACAAAATGGATATAGATGCAATAAAAGTCCTAAGTACTATTAACAATGTCTAATCAGCAGCGAAAATTAATTATATTGAGAACGATTAATAATAATTGAAAGGATGTGATTATTATTAATCAATATAGAAATCAACAATTACCAGATTATATATTACAAGAATATTGGGGAGAAATATATTTTGACGAAATATTTGTCCCAATAACTGAATTATCAGTTCCCGGAATAGAAGAAAATAGATATATAATTAGTAATTATGGAAAAGTATACGATAATAAAAAGCAAAGAAGAATAGCAATATGGGAAAATAGTAAATATTGCTCAGTTTCATTAAGAACAAATAAAGGATCTACTCCTTTTATGCTACATAGATTAATAATGTCTTCTTTTTATCCTAATTTAGGTAATATTTATAATAATTTAGACATTAATCATAAAGATGGTAACGGTAAAAATAATTATATTAGTTATAATAATTCAGAAAAAGGAAATATAGAATGGATGTCTCATGTTGATAATATGAAACATGCTTATAGAACAGGATTAAATAAAGCTAATAGAATTATAACTGAATCTGAAGCTAAGCAAATTATTGAATTTTTAGCATTAGATTCAAATAAATATACATATACAAGTAAAGAAATAGCAGAAATGGTTGGTGGAAATGTAACTTCTCATATCGTTGATGATATTAGAAAGAAAGAAGTTTGGGTTCATTTATCAGAAGGATATGATTTTTATCAAAAACCTTTTAGACAATTTACAGAACAAGATATACATAATTTCTGTAAATTTTTCCAAGATAATCCTAAACCGCCTAATATGTATATAACTGATCAATGTAGAAGAGCTTTAATTGCTTGCGGATTTGAACCATCTGAAAGATATGTAGAAACTTTGAGAAAAGTGTATACAAAGAAATATTATCCAGAAATCGTATCTCAATATATTTTTTAACGTTCAACGACTATCCCGCAAGGGAGTAGGGATAGTATATAATAAGTAGTAATTATATACTATCCCGAAGTGGAGATCCACCCCAACTGAAATAAGTGGGTGATGATATAGTCTATTCTTAAGTAATACTTAAGCTTGTTTTATACTAACTACTAATAAAATAGTATAAAATGCTCGAAAATATAAGTCTCTATATCCATCTATTACACTAGAATTTTCAATTGCTCCTAATACTCAGATAGGAAAAATAGAAATACCTGAGAAAGTATATGAGAATGAGAATCAATATTGTAAGTCAGAAGAAGATGCTCAGAAGTATTCTCGTAGTGGTGAGTTTATTGAAAATATGGTTACTGATAATGAAATTGAATTTTGTAAGAGATGGTTCCATCTTGCAGGATTTAATGAGTTATTAGAAGATGCTAATGAATATTTTGCAAATAAGATGTTTTGTAATATGAGTTATATTCAAGCTTTAAATAGTTATGGTGATAGAATAGAAGCACCATTATTGCCGACATCTAATGGTAGTATTGTAAATCCATTAACGTTTGATCAATATAATGGTATCATTACACCATTACAATTTAATATTCCAGAAATTGCAAAACAATTGAGAGAAAGGATTGAATAATGGATTATATAGAAAGTCCTATAACTGATATAATCAATAAGTATATATCCGCTATAATTGGTAATACTGTAAAAGATAAAGATTGTAGAGTTGTAGTATCTAGAGGATATATATTTATAATATTATTTGATACCGTAATATATAGAGTATTCGCCAAAGAAATTGATCCAGAAGTTACATTTGGGTTTACTGAAGAAGATAATGAAATTATATCTGATAGATATAAACTAAATTATCGTAAAAGTAAAGTTGATATTTCTTTGTGCGAATCTACTCTAAATACAATTGATATTAATAATAATATTCTTGCTAAAATCGAAAATGCTAGAATTAGTGATGAAAGTTTTGAAAAATATGCTTCTATCAAAGCAGAGAATGGATGTATGTTTTATAAATTAATTGGATATAATGGTAATCCTTATTATATTCCTATTATGACCGGATTTCCTAAATTAGCTAAAGGTGACGATATAGATATTATTGTATATAAAAATATCAATGATGATAATTCTTATTTAATTAGAGAAATTATTCATAAAAAGAAATTAAAATGCGATTACGATGTCTTTTTTAGATCTCTAAAATTTACTTAAGAATATATAAAAATCACTTATTAATAATGCGAATATTCGCTTATTATATAAGGAGGATAATGTATTATGGTATCCAGAAGAACTGATAGGCTGCTACATAAGATTACTCATCACACTAATCTTGAGCAGCCTTATGATAAAAATATATCTGGTAGTATATATCCAGCACAAGATGCAGATTTATTGGGTAGAACTGTTACTTTGAGATACAAGAATAGATATTTACCAGAATCAGATCGTATCTTTGATGAAATGGCTCCTGATAGATACGATGATCCTACAACGACAGATGAAGATATAAATATACATGAAGCAGAATTTATCGTTCTAAGATGTGATCTTAGTGAACCTTTTAGAGCTATATTCTTATCTGTAGATTATACAATAATGCTTGTAGGAGACTCAAGAACATATCAAGATAATGTATTAAAATATCCAAAACAGATCGAAGAATATATTGGTTTATATTTAATAGATCAATACTTTGAAACTCCTTTTATACATCTAAATGGTGTTGTTTTGAGTTGTGATTCTTCAGAACCAGGAAATGGTATTATTGCTGAATTTTATCCAGATAATACTGTAAGATTTCTCCTAGATTATGAAGTTCAAGCTGTAGTATTAGATAGATATGATCCAGATGGTGAAAGAGATTATAATGGTATGGACCCAGAGGATCATCCATTTGTATATATAAATTTAGATGGCAAGTTTGCAAGAAATGAAGGTGAAGATATTACTATAGATGCCGATGGTGGATATCCAGATCCATTAGCAGATATGTATAGAAGAGATATTCTTACATTAAAAGAAGTATGTGAACTTAGATCAAGAATAATTCACGAAAGAAGAATATATGGTTCTCAAGGAATTACACCCAGACAAGTTATAGTTACACCAAAGAAAGCCACAATGTATGATGGGGAAACTTTGCAACTTGAAGCTGAGATAAAACCACCATTAACGCCTTTCAAAGAGATTACATGGAGATCTTCTGATGAATCTTTGGCTACTGTAGATGAAAATGGTTTAGTTACTAGTATAGGATCTGGCAAAGTAAAAATATATGCCATAAATACAGATGTTTGGGGAAGATGTATAGTAGATGCTAGAGTAACAGTTAGATCTATAGAATTTGATCCATCATCTATTACTCTTCCTATAGGTGAAACATATAAATTGGAACCTATAATATTGCCAACAAATGCTACAGATAAAAAAGTAACTTGGAGTTCATCTGATGAATCGTTGGCTACGGTAGATAAAAATGGAAAGGTTACAGGTATCGGAGAAGGCCCAGTTGTAATTACAGCTAGGTCTGCTAATGGTGTCGAAGGAATATGTAATATACAGGTTATAGATACATATGTTCCTGTAGAATCTATAGTGGTTACTAATCTTCCTGGTGATATTTTAAATCTTTCTACAAATGGTTTAGAACCAGATGAATTTGTTTTAGATGTAAAAGTGTTACCCGAAAATGCTACTAATAAGAATATATTTAGTAGAGTGGTAAATAAATATGATGATTTTGCTATTTATGTAGAAGATATTACGGAAAATAAAGTTAGAATAAAAGGATTATGCTACGATTGTGGTCATCCTAATATTGTAGAGATTCATTCTCAAGATAATCCTAATATTAAAAAGCATATAGAAGTGAATGTAGACACGTTATTGGAGTCTGCAGAATTATCAAAAAATTATATTGATTTAGATCCTGAATTTATAACCGGATCAGTTAGAACCATAACAGAATTAGATGTTATTTTTTACCCTCAAAATAAAAGTGTTGTACCAGATGTAATTATTGCTGGTGTAAATGAAGAGGGTGTATTAAGTGTAATGGAAACATTGACCAATAGTAACGAAGATGTTGTTACCATAATAGATACCGAATCTTATAAAACTATAGATCATTATGCTTCAAATAGAATAATGGTAAAAGCCAAAGATCCAGGTACATCACAAATTACTATAACTGATCCTATTAGTGGTGAAGTTCATACATGTAATGTATTAGTTGGTGAGGAAGGAATAAAGTCTATAGCATTTAGAGATGTTCCTGATTGGGAATATGTAAAACCTGGGGATGTTGTTAATATTAAAATTATTGTAGATCCTGATTATTGGTATGAATATCCGGATCTATACAATATAAGTTATACTATTGAAGGTAATGAAGATGATTCTGTAGAGATTATAGATAATACTACATATATTGCATTAAAGATTAAGAAAGCATGTTCTAATATTACTGTAACAGCTACCGCTAATAATGGTATATCTAACAGTTTTATTATTACAGAAGTAAGAAATAATTCTTAAAAGGAGAGAAGAAGTATATGATACATATGTCATTGGCTGGAGATACAAGAAACGTAATTATCGAAAAGATATTTATGGCAAATAAAATATTACCTTTGGCTATTCAAAAAGATGAGAATTATCCAGATTCATATAAAATATTATTTAGATTCGATGAAACTATATCCGATGATTATATTTATTTTGAAGCTAGATTATTATCTGAAGATGAATTGGATAAATCATATATAGAATCAAAAAGTATATATATAGATAATTTAAAAAAGAATCCAGAAAAGATGTCTGCTTTTAAAGCAATGATGAAGGGTTTTTCTAATGATAAATTCTATATGGGTGATTTTAATTATGAGAATAATTACGATGATAATATGAATTATAAAATTAATGGATATAAACAAATGAATACAAAGAATAATGCCGTTGTGTATGAGCACATGGATATTTATATTCCAAGATATATGTTTATAATATTATCATTATATATGGAAGATTTTTTAAACCCATATAATAAAATAGAGAAAGAATTTTTATTTGTGTCTGATAAAATGATGACAATGAGATTTGAAAAGGTAGAGTCTGTAAAACTAGTAAATAGTTCTAAATATAAAGAAGAGGATCAAGATTGTTTTTATTATTCTACAATGTATGAAATGAATTGTGGTCCAACTTTTTGGAGATTTATATACGATATAGTTACAGAAGATGATTTGGAGCTTAAAAAGTCAATTCCATATTCAGATTTTATAGATAAATATTCAGATTATAAAAGAAATCTCATTGGTATTGTAGAAGATGGTGATGATATATATGCCGTAGTATTTAATGATAAACAAAGAGTTTCTGCTTTGAGGGTAAATTTATCACTAATTGAAAAGACCAATTTGAAGGACCCTTATTTTATATTTGATTTACCACCAGAAGAATTAGAAGAATCAGACAAGGAGGCATAAATGAAAAGGTTAAATTTTATCTCTACAGTAATAGAAAACAATGGATCTTATGCATCGTCACCAGATGATGATAATTATACCAATTCAAACCAGATCACAAATGATAAAATTATTGTTTCAGCTACACCATTTTCTATGAATTCGGTTCCTTATAATATTTCGCCAAAAATATTAAATGTTTCGACTTTATTTTTCATAGCTCAAACTAAATCTGGAGACACATGTGTACTTTACACTAGTTATTTATCAGAAGAAGAAATAGAGGACGAAATGATAAAAAGTTCACCATTTCATGTAGATAATAATTTTTCTAGTTTTAGAATTTGTGCAGATATTATTGTTGATTCTTTTCCAACATATATTACAGATTTTATATTTGATTATAATAATGAAGAAGAATATTATAAATTTTCTATTATGTGTAAAAATATAGATAATAGTAATGATCCAACAAGATTTTATATGTCATCTGATGTATTTTGTTCCATTAAATATATAGATAATTATTTATTTGATGGTAATATTAATAATTATGAGCTTTCTATGGCATCAATATCTGGTAGGGAAATGGATAATCTGTCGAAAGTTATTATGGTTGAAAAAATAGATAGTATAGCCGCAGTGGTTCAAATAAAGAAATCCACCACGTATGCAATAGAATTCATAGTTGTAAATGGAGAAAATAAATATACCATATTATCTACATTTGATCTTGGTAAAAAATTTAATAGGAAAAAATCCAAAGGCATTACAATAGATAAATTAAATAATACATTTTTAAAAGATTCTGATCAATATTTACAGATATTTTCTGAATTTTGTAAATTTAATAATATTAATAAAGAATATCTTATTATTAAAGCAAAAAATAAAGATAATATAAATAATATATTTATGATAGATGAAGATATAAAAACAGAGTTTGAGAAAATGATATTTGAATATTAGGGGGTAGAATAAAGTGGTATATGTTATTAATCATCTCAATTTTGCAGAAGTTGTAAATAGAATATTAACAAATGTTTATAAACCATACAATAAATATTCGTCATATTTTGAATATATTGGTAAATATTATTATAGAAGAGAAAGTTGGGCTCCTGGATATTTTATAAAATATGGATTGTATACTAACAATATGAATCTCATATCACCTGATGATATTAATGAACTTTCTATTGGGGAAATTAGTGAGAAAGTTAAGAATGGTGATATAAAATTAGGATTATATTATGTATATTGTATCGTTAATGACGACACTATTATCGAAAAAGATATAATTATCAATAATCATTGTGTTAATAATGATGATTTGTTCGCGTGCGATTGGGAAGCTCATATACTTTAAATTGTAGTAACGTGAAAGGAGATAGACTTTGTTAGTCTATCTCCTATCTTGGACATGAAATAAATGAGGATTGCATAGTTAATAAGGCAATGGAAGGCAGCAAAATTGTCTATAATTAACTATTATTATATAGTTATCAGTAATAATTTATTATTACTCAAAATTACCATTATAATGGTAGAATTATAAGATTTTGAACTTTATAATAATTATTATAGATACGGATGGTTAATTATGGAAAATTTAAGAGTATATACATTATCAAAAGATAATATAAAAAGATATATTTATAATACTGATCCTCTTTTGTGGATTGATGACGAGTCTAAAGCAAAAATATTTAGATCTAAAGGTGAAATAGAAGAAGATTTATATTGTCATAGAGATTATTTAGAAAAAATAAATAAGGAATTAGGTATGGTTTTTATTGTTGAACAAGTGTTATAAATTATACCTATAATTATATGAATAAAAGTTAAACGTAAGGGAGGAGGATTCAAATGCAATCAGATAGTAATTTAAAAATTCTTAAGGCATCCAAGGCTATGGGTACACAATTCGTTACTAAATTAAAAGATAATATTATTATATTTATTCATGATATTAATAATAATAGTATAGTGGGCAAAATTACCATTACAAAGGATAAAAGATCAGAAACTAAATATATAGTTAAATCTGATAAGTTTGATGATGGCAAATTTATTGCTAACGGTGAAGCTCAAATGATTTATTTTGATCCTGTAATTATTGCTAAAATTGGATCAAGTTCAAAAAGCAAAGAAAATATATATTTTACAGTAGATTCTAATATTAAATTATATGAAGAAACCGTATAAATATACCGAGATGGAGAAATCCATCTCGGTTTTATTTTTTGTATATTTTATATAGAACAACTTTACAATAATAGTTTTAACTTGTGTTAGGAGGTTATATAATGAGAAGATTAGAATATACCATAAATGATATAAATTATTATAAGTATTTGCCAGAAATTGGTAGTGATACTGTAAAGAAAATTATTAATGCATTGAGGAATGTTTATACAGCTACTTATAGACCAATTTTAAAACCAACCAAATATGCTTATAATTCATTATCAGTTAGTATGTTTTTTGATACAACTAAAAATAAATTAGTTGTTACTTATAGATTAGATGATGAGAGGGCTTTACTTAAAGTTTCTGATAGAGAATTATATAATAGAATATATGATGAATTAATTACAATAACCAAGGTTCATGATATAGAAGTAGAAATTATTGGTGTTCCTACAAGCAAACCAGAATATTCTAGAGGTAGATCTTATGGAATTGAAAGACAAAATCTTCAATATATTAGAGTAGATACTGAATATATGTGGACTATAGTTCCAGGACCTAATAGATTGCCTTATAGATTCTTTATTCAAAATACTGCTAGACTTAACGATGATATTAGAAAACAAAATATGCATCCTAAAAAGGTTGAGGAATATTTTAGATTTGTAAATAAAATTAATGAAAGATATGTTGAGGGACAAGATAATCCAGATTACGATAGAGCATTTAGGGCATATAGAAGAATATATAGATATTATTTTAAAACTGAACCTAAAGAAGTAGAAGATTGGAGAGCTTTTTCAGTATATATTCATATTACTCATAATAGCAGAAAAGAACAATTGCAAGAACAAGAGCATGATAGGGGTAAAATTCTAGAATTTGAAAAAGTTAAAGAATATATTAAACAATGGGGAAGAGACCATGGAAGATGGGTTCCAGATGATGATGAGGTATAAATATGAAAATAAACTCTACTTTTAAAGTAACATTTGAAGTTGATAAATATTTAAAAACCGATCCTTCTATTAATCAAGAAGGAGTATTAGAGGATAAAGTAGAAAAATTAGATTTAGAGTTTGAATTAGATAATAAGACAGCTGCAAATTTTTTATTTAGATTTTGCCCATCTATATTTAATTTGAATGGGTATAATATTTGTATTAGATATGATAAATCATTTAATTTAAAGAATATTATTTTAACCAAAGATAATAATATTTATATTGTAACTAATACTCTAGAATTATTATCAAATATTCATGAAGGATATTTTAGAATTATTACTATGAATAAAATAAATGATATTATGGAATTTGATTTTAATCTAGAAGAAGACTATGATGATATTCATGAAGAATTTGAAGATGAAGAGGAGGAGTAGCTAATATAGCTACTCCTTTATATTTGTAAAAGTCTATATTTTCAATTATATAATATATATGTAATAATATAAGAAATCTTATATTATTAATATATCGTATAACGATATTATATAATAATTAATAAATAATAATTAAAATTATGGGGTACTCAGCTCCAAACAAAAAAGAATTTTGATGATGGCCAGATCAAGATTCAACCCCGGCACGATGACCAGAAGCCACTATAAGAGCGGACTAGTGGAACTCCGCAGCTGAGGAAAAATAAACCTTCGGGTTTATTTTTTATTATCTACGAAACTTTTTTATAATTATATTTAGGAGGAGAAGTAAATTATGAAAAATATTATTAAAGAAATTAAAGGAATAGAATCTCCAGAATTAAAAGATTTTACTAATATAGATATATACCCTACAATAGAGGTACCAGGGTCTTTAACTGATTTATTTTTGCTTGATAATATAGATGAAGCTTATAGAGATAAACATTTTGATTATTATGATTATAAAGGTATTGGTGTTCCTAGAGCTACACATATATTGAATCAATGTGTTAATAAAGAATTTTTAATAGCTTGGGCAGCTAAGTTAGGAAAACAAAAATATTTCTTTGAAAAGAATAAAGCTACCACTATAGGATCTAGAACTCATGAACTTATAGAGGAATTTCTCACTACTGGTAGATTTGCTGAAAATATATTTTACAAAATTCCACCATCAATGAAGAAAAATGTTTCTATAGCATTTGATAATTTTAAAGAATGGATGAATAATTTGGCTGATAATGGATTT